CGGAGCACCATCAGCACCAGCGGGACCAGTTGCACCAGCAGGACCTTCAGCACCCGGAGCACCATCAGCACCAGCAGGACCAGCGGGACCAGTTGCACCATCAGCACCAGCAGGACCAGCGGGACCAGTTGCACCCGGAGCACCAGCGGGACCTTCAGCACCCGGAGCACCATCAGCACCAGCGGGACCAGTTGCACCAGCAGGACCTTCAGCACCCGGAGCACCATCAGCACCAGCAGGACCAGCGGGACCAGTTGCACCCGGAGCACCATCAGCACCAGCAGGACCAGCGGGACCATCAGCGCCAGGTTCGCCAGGTTCACCTTTTTCGCCTGGTTCACCGGGTTCACCAGGTTCACCTTTTTCGCCAGGTTCACCTTTTTCGCCTGGTTCACCGGGTTCGCCGGGTTCACCAGGTTCACCTTTTTCACCAGGTTCACCAGGTTCGCCTTTTTCACCAGGTTCACCGGGTTCACCCTTTTCACCAGGTTCGCCAGGTTCACCCTTTTCACCAGGTTCGCCGGGTTCACCGGGTTCGCCTTTTTCGCCAGGTTCACCTTTTTCACCAGGTTCACCAGGTTCGCCTTTTTCGCCAGGTTCGCCAGGTTCACCAGGTTCACCTTTTTCACCAGGTTCACCAGGTTCGCCAGGTTCGCCAGGTTCACCTTTTTCACCAGGTTCACCGGGTTCACCCTTTTCACCAGGTTCGCCAGGTTCACCTTTTTCGCCTGGTTCACCGGGTTCACCAGGTTCACCTTTTTCGCCAGGTTCACCTTTTTCGCCAGGTTCACCTTTTTCGCCAGGTTCACCAGGTTCGCCGGGTTCGCCGGGTTCGCCGGGTTCGCCCTTTTCACCAGGTTCGCCGGGTTCGCCCTTTTCACCAGGTTCGCCGGGTTCGCCGGGTTCGCCCTTTTCACCAGGTTCGCCGGGTTCGCCGGGTTCGCCGGGTTCGCCCTTTTCACCAGGTTCGCCGGGTTCGCCGGGTGTTTTCTTAAATTCGTGACGAATAATTAGAACACGTTTCTCTTTTTTAACATTTAGATATGAAACAAACATTAACTTTACAATGACATTATCTTCATTGTCAGAATCAGGTATAGAATCTTCAGCGACAATAATTTTAGAAGTTGGTGGCGTTTTTTTAATATTTTCAATAATACCTTTTAAACGAACATCTCGTTGAATAATACAAAATTGTTTTACATTCGAAGGATATTGTCCTGAAATAATTTTATTAAATGTATTTGAGTTATCTTTTTGAATATTAACATTCAATCCATATTCTAACGCTTCGTCATATAAAATTTTAGAGTTACCTAAACTTTTTTCTTGAAAATTAGAACTAGACATACTAATAATACTAACATTTGAATCATCATCAGAATTGTATTTGTATTTAGATGTAGTTGGACCATATGAAACAAAATTCTTTACATTTGTTCTAAGTTCCTTTATGTCACGCACACTTAATACACTATAGTTTTCTTTTAATCTATTTACTATAAAATTGTGTATGTAATTAAATTTGATACTTCCATTATTTTTTACTTCCATATTGTTATAATATAAAAAGATATAAAAATATTTTTAAAAAAAATAATTTAACTATAACGAGTTAAAGTTTATTTATTATATTAAACATTATGATATAAAAATGAATTTAAGTTTACAAAAACAAACAAACAGTAACACTAATAGTAATAACATTATAAATAATATAAACAAATCGACGCCGTGGGTTGAGAAATATCGACCATCAAATTTCGATGACATTGTTTTGGATGATATAAATAAGAAAATAATCGAATCTGTGATTGAAAATAATTACTTTCCGAATTTATTATTTTATGGACCACCGGGAACCGGTAAAACGACAACGATTATCAACATGATAAATGCGTATCAAGAAAAATACAATCAAAAAAATAAGGGGTTAATGATACATTTGAATGCATCGGATGAACGAGGCATTGACATTATACGAAATCAAATTAGCGGTTTCGTCGCGTCGAAATCAATGTTTGGGAATGGTATGAAATTTGTTATATTGGATGAAGTTGACTACATGACAAAAAATGCGCAAATAGCGTTGCGATATTTATTAAATAACTTTAATAATGCGATTGATGTTCGTTTTTGTTTAATATGCAACTATATAAGCAGAATTGATGAAGCGCTGCAAACCGAGTTTGTAAGAATGCGGTTCAACATGTTACCCGAATCCAAAATTATATCCTTTCTACAAAAAATCAACGTGTCTGAGAATTTAAATGCGAGTTTGAACATTTTAACATCGATACAACGCCACTTTAATTCGGATATTCGAAGTATGATAAATTATATGCAGTCCAATCAGCACGTGCTTCACGAATGCAAAGTTATAACGAATGAAGTGTGGAAAAATGTGGTGACAATGTTTAAAACGAAAACGAAACCCGCTGTTATTATTTATGAATTGAATGAAATAAGTTTAAACTATAATATTGAACGTAAAAATTTAATAAAAAATTTTTTGAATTATGTGATACAAAATTATCCTGAATACATAAATTCCAACTTTTTAGATTTTGTCGAATATATAACCCACATTCAAGAATGTAAAACAGAGCACTTTCTTCACTATTTTGTTCTGAGAATGGTAACATTATTATAAACATGAAAATATTTACCCGAATGAATCATTTCATCATTTCATTATTTTTTATCATATTCATATTCGAAATCAGGATCTCCCGTTATGGTACGTAGCACGTGTCTTATATACGCCCGTGTAACTGCGTCCGCTTTGTAATATTTATAAAAACAATCTTGTAACTTGTACTCAAAGTCGGGTTTAATATTAGGAACCATGTTATCGCAGATGTTGTTGAACTTGGATTGAATGCATTGATAGTGACACTCTGGCATTATATTTCCAACAAAAACCCCTTTGCATCTCGGGTGAGAGTGATAATGTTCACCAACATATTCAATCAAGTATCTTTCTCCGACTTGTAAATCAATCGGATTGACAACGGTAAGCGGCGGTATCATGACTGCTGCCAATAGATTAGGTTAGATGCAATTTGTGAAATGCGTTTAAGAAAAATGTAAAATCAATTTTAGATTTTATATTTAATTCATTAAAAATAATAATAAAGATTACAGTTATATTCATCTATATTTAAATTAATTAATTAAACGAATATCGTATACATTACCTAGTTAACCATAAAATGAATTTGCAATCATCAACACAGTTATCCACCGCGTCGTCCTTTGCAACGAATGAAAACAAAGCACTATTGTGGAGTGTTTTACAAGGTGGCGGAAAATTTGTTGGAATACCCGAATATCTGCAACACAATATTCAAGAAATGTTTGAGTCGACGATTCGTGAGATTGGCGAACACTATCGAAGATTAAATCAACCCGTAAATTTAAATGTGGTAAATAAAGAGGCGGTTGTCATTATTTGTAAAAAAATAGACGCAGTCAAAGAACAACAGCAACAGCAACAGCAACAACAGCAACAGCAACAACAGCAACAGCAGCAACAACAACAATATAAAAACCTTCCTCAACAAGTATATCAAAAAAAACAACAACAAGTTCCGCAATTGGAAACGGTATATACGGCACAAGATTTGCAAAAAGAGCGACAAAATGCATTTCAATCAGAGTTTAAAAAAAAGGAGGAAGAAATGTCTTCCATATTAAAGTTGAAAAAACCGGAAGAAATTAACTTTATGGACGACGTATATGATAAACCGATTGGAAATGATATGGAACGCTTACTTGCAGAAGCGCTGGCGTCGAGAGAGAAAGAGCTGGAACAAATAAAAAGTGTTGCATTTTCACCGCCTCCGCCATCTTCATCTGAGAATTCGGGTATAAAAGAAAATGAAAAACGTGTTAGTTTTGGAAGTCAACTACATGTCATTGAAAATCGGCAGCAACAGAATGAAAGTTATTATGAGAATGAAAATGAGAATGAGAATGAGCACAACGACGACGGTCACGGTGATATAAGTTTTATTTTTAATAAACTGAAGAAAATCAAGACACAAAAAAGTGAAAATGAACAGCAGCGTCAAACTGAATATCAAGGAAATCATGTGAATGAAAATAATAATAATAACATTCACACCACTATTATAAAAATGTCGCAAGATATCGAATACATAAAAACTGCGCTCGCTGAACTACTAGAAAAGGTAAATAAATTATGAAATCATGTTTGTTGACAAACAATATCTTTACTTTCGCCTTCGCTGCTGCTGGTAGTAGGCGATTTCGACGATTTCGGCGGCGATTTTGGCGATTTCGTTTTTAATGGTTTTCGATTCACTTTACTTTTTGGGGCAAGCGAGCTCAACGTTGACGGTCTTTTTTCACATCGTTTCAATGTGAATTTTTTTGTCAGTGTTGGTGTGTACAGCAAACAAGGAATAGACGTAATAGTCCCATTTATTTTATCATATAAAACGTCTTTTGTTTTTATTAATTTTTTTTGCTCGAGGCAGTAAAGTAAAAAATCATGAAGGAATAACTTGTCTTTTTCGTTCAAGTTGTTCTCACCGGAATAATGTTCGACGAATGCATTTATCTTAATAATTTTCATGGACTTGTCCAATTTTGCCCACTGTTCTTCCTTGTTCTGCGTCCTTTCTTTTTCAAGAAACGAATCTATATCGACATTTGAATTGCATTTTGTCAACTGTTTCGTATTTGTTTTTTTTAGCAACATGGATTTATACTTCATGTTTCTAAGTTCGACGCATTCTTCTTTTGCTGAATTATTTATAATATGGCGATCGTCGACGACGGTATTGTCGTTATTACGATGACTTGATGTTTCATGCTCGTTATTGCATTCGTTGATTGTTGAATTCAGATTCGGATTCGATAAAACAGATTCAGAAGCCATTCTATTTTATTTAATTGTGTGTAAATGATTGAGGTTGATGGAATTCTTTTTCGGTAACTTATATATATTTATGAAATAGAGTTTAAATCTATTTCATAAATAATAATTTGTTCATAGTTTCAAGATTTATTTATTTGTAAAATAAATAAAAATATAATGAATAAATAATATAAAATATACTGAATTAATCGAATTACTAGAAAATGGAAATAAACTCTAATCAAACTATTGTTTCTATTGAAAATTGTAATAATACTGTGAATATTGATAATAATGCCGATAATGCCGATAATGCCGATAATCCCGATGATAATAATATAAAATATAAAATGTATCTTTCAGAAGGGATTGGCTGGATTGGAAGCATTTTAGTTTTGATACCATATGTCTTTCCCTTTTCCAAGACAAACGATTTTATTTTAAACACGTTGGGCGCGTCAGGACTATTTGTCGTGTGTGTTACATCAAAACAGTATCAATCTATTGTTATCAATGCTGCATGGATTGTAGGCGGTGTTTATAAATATTTCTCATAGTGTGTATTTTTTGTAGAATTTACATTGATTTTAACCGAATTAAAACAGGTGCATGGGAGACGATGCGCTTGATGGGGTTAAACTGCCAACGCACATGGAATATGACAAACGCGAAACAAAATATGCTAAAAAGTATGTAAAACAACTCATGAATAAGTTGAGAAGTAATCCAAAGCTGAATTTTTTAGAAAACAAACTGTAGAGAGAAAATACAGTTACAAAAACAAACAAAACATAAAAAAATACCGAAAACCCATAATAATACAAACAGTATTCACGAGTGAGCGGGCCGAATAGCGTATCCATCATATTCATTTTATATAAACTATTTATATGTATAGTATATATAATATTTTATAATATATTAAAAAATATTCAATATTCAAAATTCAATATTCAAAAAAATAGTATTCACAATTTCTAAACTTGTCTAAATTTTCTAAAATAAAAATGATAAAAAATATCAACGTATGCGGCATTCATGGTAAAAAGTTAGGATTAATGTTTAAAAAAGAGTGTATCGAAAACGATACACAACACACAGAATCGGACTCTAAAAAGGTTTCCACGAAATCGGAGGATTTAAAGCGAACATCGTGTGAAAAATGGGATTTGCCGGAGCATTGTTTCGCACACGCTTATCAATTTCGCGAAATATCCAAACTGTATTTGAACATGGAAGATGACGGAGTCGAGCATCGATGTCTTATTATAAAAGAGCTGTCAAATAAAATGGCGGGATATAAGCGACAAGATGTTGATAAAAAAATATTCAACAAGGATTTATTTATATCTCTCGAAAATATAGTTGATAAACTATTATGTTCAAAGTTGAAGTGTTTTTACTGTAAGCGCGATTGCGAGATATTATATAAACATATTTATTCGAAACAGCAATGGACGCTAGATCGCATTGACAATACTCTCGGACACAATACGGACAACGTCGTTGTGAGCTGTTTGGAGTGCAATTTGAAACGGGGAACCATGGACAGTGACCGGTTTAAATACGGAAAACAAATCGGATTAACATTTCGTAAATTGAATTAAATAAAAATAATTTAATATTTAATTTTTAACATTTTTTTAATATTTCTGTAAAAAATGATATAAACCAAAAACACGTAATTATATCATTGACGCAAATTTCATAATAAATTTAATACGAGAGAGATAGAGAGATAACGTAAAAATAAGTAAGATGACAAACATAGATGATGTTGTTGGAAGTTCAGGATACACGACACAAAATGCGCTATTGTTGACCAATTTGTTAAAATTCTATGACCAAAATGGAAATTTGGATGTAATGTTGCAAATTATTAACGGTCATTCGAAAATATCGCTTCGAATTATCGACTGGTTCGCAACCAATTATGCAAAAAAATATTTCACGGTATATGCAATCAACAATGAATATTCAAAGGGTTCAAGGCGGTTTAAAGTGTATGTCGACTATAAATTGAAACTCAAAGCGTATTCGAAAAAACGGTTCGACCCGTTTTGTAGATGGGATCGAATTACCATTCCGTATAAAAACGGAACATTCATTCAGACCACGATTGGACAACTCAATTTTTTTAAATGGGCAATTGAGAATGACATTGTTCAATACATTGAGCAGCATTATGGAACCATTGAAGACGACATGAATGCGAGAAACAGTACATCGAAACGCTCGTCTTCATCGAATTCTTCAACTGCTTCATCCCTGTCTTCCATTTCATCGACTTCGTCATGTGGGGAAGATTTGGATATTGCAAACGAAGTGAAGAATGAAATCAAGAGTGAAAAAAATAAAACTCGAAAGAAGCGCGAAGAATTGTCGGTTTCGGCAATCAAAAGTATCAAAACAGAAAATGTGGAAGTGGTGGTTAGTTTTGAATAATGGGCATTGTATAATGCGGCGTCATTGTCTTAAAACACTTGCAAATAAAGGAGAAACAGGTATGACAAGTATGCCATGACAATCACGATGAGCCATATTGGTATCACGGTTTTATTTTTATAGCCGATTCCAAATTGGCGAACGGTTCCGTCTTTATGAAATACGAAGCTTGGTTTCACATATGCCATAATTCCAAATAAGATAATAAACAGCAGTATAGAAAGTGAAGTGATATTTTGTTTGATAAACAGTCGATTCATATTTATTTATTTTTAGTATATATAAATTTGTATTTAAGTATATGAATATCGCTAAACCTGATTGTTATTATATCAAAACAAAAAAATATATGAAATTATACATTAACTGTAATTAAATTGTAATGAAAGTGATTGATTACAATTTAATATTTTTATTTTAATATTTATATTTTTTTGAATACCGGCGACGAAATTTTGATTTCTTTGAATTATTTTTTTTTCGTGAGTATTTTCGTTTACCGCCACCGCTACTTTCAGGTGGTGGTGGTTGTTCGTTTTGTCGTTGTTGTTGTCCAACACCAAAATATGCGTTGCGTGCATCTCGAAGCTGTTGTATTGTTAATTGGGGGCGTTGGGGAGAGGCAGCGGCAGCGGCGGCGCTTTGAGACGTGGAAACAGGAGAAGAAAGGGGGCTACTAAATAGGGCTCGTGGGCGGGGTTCATATTTTACCAACCTCTGTATACCTGCAATAACCGACTCTCTTTGTTTTTCTGATAATTCAGCTGCCCGAGCTTGAAGCGTTTCACTTCTACGTGGATCATTAGCGAAACGCTGCGGTGTTTGTTTTACTATCATACTCGCTTTTCTGCATACAGGACACGTTTGCCTTCCTGTTAGGTCGAACCATTTTTGAATACACTTTGTATGGAATTTATGGTCGCAATCTAGAAATTTTTCTTCATCAACACCACTTTTTACTGATTCATGTGTAGTTGGGTCATGCATAGGTTCCTGACATATAGGACAAATATCCGCCCTTTCGTCTAACTTGTAGTCTTTTATGTTTATTTGTTGCAAAAACTTACTAATTTCATCTCTTTTTTTATATTCTTCCATATATTCTTTAAAATCACTTGAATCACAATTATAAACATGCACACCGCGTGGATCGCATGCTGCCCAAAAACTCTCATTAAATCCGACCGACTTAACATTTTGTAAAGGTACTAATTCAAGCGCTTCGCCTTTTTCAAAACTCCATAGTTTAGCGTGATGAAGTGACCCACTTGCAAAAAAGGGTAGCGATGGATGAACGGCGACACTGAATACAGGTTGTTGTGGTTCTTGTCCACTTTTAAGAGTAGAAAATGTCAAATTATTTTGCGGCAATATTCCATATTCCCCTTTTTGAGTCTTAGATACTTTTATTAACATTGTTTTTAAAGAGCCATTGCTATAACCTATCATAAATGTATGATGGGTCTCATTAGGATATATTATTTTTTCAGATTTGATTGACGAAATGCACGTATGTGATAGATCTGCTGGTTCTGCTAGCAATCGATATGTGTCCCACCACTTCTCAGGGTATGTGTTGTAATGCTTCTCATAAAATCTACGAATATTTTCCGAAAAAATCCTTCCTATAATATCTTTTCTGTTTTTGTCTCCATAGACAAATATTTCTCCATCACGACTAAATGAAACAAATGAAACCATTACAATTGGATTTGATTGATATTGAGTGAAAAAATATAATCGTTGAGGGTCACGGCGAACTGCACTGAGGGTCTCAGTGGCCTCGGGCGAAAAGGAAAATGAGGGGAAGGATGATAAGAATTGGGGAGGAGCAGTAGGAGGGGGCGATAGATCAAAATGATACATACCTATTTTTTCTAAACTTGTATTTAAAGCAACTGCAATGTATGGTTTGTTTGGATGAAATGCAAAGCATGAAATGTCATTTTTTACACCTTTCCTTATTCTGTCATTTTGTTCTTCTAGTGCTAACATACGTACATTCATCTCATTTGCTTCCTTTATTTGTTTTAAAAGGATATTTTTTCTCTTTGTCATTTCTTCAACTTCCCGTTCCATTGTTATAAGTTCTTTCTTCAGTTCTTTATCCAGTTCTTCTTTTTCACCCGGCTTATAAGGTCGCTCTATATATCGTTGTAGAATAGTATCCCATTCTCTTGTTATCGTAGTTTGATTTTGAATTTTCATGTTGTTAGCGTATATTCTACCACTTAATGTTAAAATTGCCTTTTCCAACTTATCATGTTCGGCTTTGCCATTCTCAATAACATCTTTTATTTCTAGGTTGTCAAGTGTTGCTTCATATATGGCCTTGAGTTCAGCGTCATTTTTTATTTTTCCCTTTATATCATCACTTATAACAGTGTGTGATGGTTCAAGTTGTTGAACTTGTTGCTCTTGCTGTTGCTCTTCTCCTCCAATTATTTGGCCAATTTCCCATATCAATACACTATCAGAACATGCTGCTGCTACTACGGGAAGAGTCGGATGAAATTCTACACACTCGACAGTTTTTGATAAACCCATTAACTGTGCAACCCTTTTTGGCTGCTGTTGTGCTGAAATTGAAATTATTTTGAATAACATTACAGTTCCTGCATCATCTCCAACCGCTACCAATGGTTGAGTTGGATGAACGGCCATGCGCGTATAAGTTCGCCCTTCCATCGCATTTAGTTCTGCAATTACATCCATAAACCCTCCGCCGCGTTGAACATTCGTATATTTTTTTTTACGAGGTTGTTGTCGTTTCTTTTTTAACGATCGTCTTTTATATTTCATATTGTATAAATATTTTCCTAAATAAAATATTTAATTATAATAACTATTATAATAACACAATAAAATAAAAATGATCAAGAAAAGATTAAAATGATCAAGAAAAGATTAAAATGATCAAGAAAAGATTAAAATGATCAAGAAAAGATTAAAATGATCAAGAAAAATAATCAAATTGAATTTTTAATGAATAATAAATGGAATATCAGTGTTTCTTAGAAAATTTCTCAAAGAATGAATTTGTTTATTTTATCCCTGATTCCACGCGAAGTTGCTGAAGCCATGATGGACAGACATATTGTAAAAATCATTTTAGAAGCGGTTCAAATGCTGTGTTCTGCTCGTCGCATTCTTCTCCCCGACGACGAGGAAGGCAATGCTCCACTTTACAAAATTGCACACAAAAATCACCCCGTCACAATTTGGTGCAGAGAATCTCAAGCCAATTTCATTTGGACGCTCGACCTCATTGACGAAATGCACAAGGAATGGCAGTTCCGCTATGACCATCCTGAAACCAAAATCCACAAATCATACACGGTTGCGCAATATTTACGTGAGCACCTTCCTGACGCGTCGCTTTTCCCTCAGCAGCGTCTCACCCCGTTCGCACAAGCCATGCCGGACCAATATAAGCACGAAGATGCAGTCCAAGCGTACCGAAACTACTACATGTCGGAAGAAAAACAAAAAATTGCCACGTGGAACAAGAAACGGGCTGCTCCCGCTTGGTACATTAAAAATGTAAAATAATATATAAAACTTTACAAAAAAAAATTTTACATTTTTTATTTTTAAAATTACTTTTCTAGATTTATATTTTCTAGAATTTATGATTTTCTCTCTATTCTCTCAAGATTCAAATTCTGAAACTTATTCTACATCCACATAACTGTCCGGATATAAATCCGCAGAATTCGCGTACTCTTCGTGTGCATCATCTTCATTCATTTCATTTTCTTCATCATCATCGTAGTCAGGAGCATCACCTTCGTCTACGACCGCATCTTCACGGGCCAGCGCCTCCGGGTCTAGATCTCCGGACAAGATTGTGCTGAGTATTCCGCGTTCCTTTTTACGATTGTTGATTCTCTCGATGCGTGCCAATTCTTCCGTTTCAAAATCCGGGTTATAAATCCGCAGACCCGTATTTTTACCGATTGACTGCGAACCCATTTTGTATTTCTTGTGATTCAAGTAAATTTGTTTCTGGTCTTCCGACATTTGATCCACATTTTGAACAATGTCATCTCTCTCATCATCGAGAGAACGCAAATAAGTTTCACGAACGGTTTCAATGTTGCGATTCATTATTTTTTTATCATCCAAAATAAGATCGAAATACGTGGTTAAAATTCGCGACACTTCTTTTTGCACATCAATAGGGTTTTTTTGTTTTAGTCCTTGTCCTTGTCCTTGTCCCGCCTTTTTCTCTCGAAATTGCTTGACAGCATTTGAAAAATGCAAGTAGCAATGAACGGCGACCAAGAAATAATATTCGTATAGAAGGAGTGTAATATGTTTATTGGTTTCGTCGTAAATTGGCGTATTCTCAACAAGATCATTTAGTAAAAGCGCAGTCGATTGTACATTTTTCAAAATACTGCTAATCGGTTTCTTGTTTCCGATTTTATAGAAATTGCCGAGCGTTTTTGTAACGCGCTCATTTGAGAATGCGATAATGGACGATGCGTCGCTGGCAGAAAGCTGTCCGGTAATGTAGGGCGGCAACGACTCAATTTCGGAAACTTGATTCAGCAGCATGTTTGGATACACTTGTGTTATATTTTTGATTGCATTTTTAATAAATTCGACCGATACTTCAAGTGTGTTGTTTTCGCCATTTAATAGCGTATTTTCCGTTTTATGAAACATCATAATGCCGCCTTTTGTAACGACACCTTGTGTAATATCCGACGGTGTTCTGAATACGGCATTCGCAGTTCCTTTGTTTTTCATATTTAAAAATGCCGTAATTTGTTCTGTCAAAAGTTTGCTATTTTGTTCGACGTGTCGTTGTAAATTTCTCGATCGTTCGGCGGTTTGGTTCTCATTAAATGCTTTTAGCGCAACGAGCACGTCCTTGTCCTTGTCTTTATCGTTAGAAAAGAGCGCAGTTAAAGATGCAGAAGTGGTTGCAGAGACAGATGGCGACAGCATTTTCATCAAAATGCGGTTCAAATTTTCGCTATACGTTCCAATGCGGGCTTCATACATGGGTTTCATTGTACTACGGTTGATCAACTGAAGCAAATGTTGTAAATCTTTAATCGTGTAATCCAGATTGAATTCATTTTTGATTTGAGTAATTAATTTTAATTTATTATCATGCGTCATTCCTTTTGCAGATTTCAAAATGTCGAATATATCCCGATTCTCTCCAACGGTGTTTCTGAATTTGCAAATTTTATGAATTTCGTCGGACAGTGCGCTTGCAATTGGCATTGCTTCTTCTGCTCCTTCTTCTTCAGCCGCTGTTTTGGCTTTCGCCTTTTCTTGTGCTTTAATTGATGCCGATTTCTTTTTTTTTGCGGATTCGGCAGATGCAGCGCTGGCAGTAGCAGCTTTTAGCCCTTTATGTTTACCATAGTTGCAATACGTCATAAACGCGTTATAAATGGTGTATTCGTCGAAATTGGAAGGTAATTCGGGAATTACATTTCGCGTGTCTTTTGGATCAAGCATGGTTGCCGCCTCGCTCAAACTGTAAACGTCGTGTAAAATATCGGCATTACAATCCACCATGTCGCAGTAATTTTTGATATTGGGTTCACGGTGTATCATGTATTGTAAGACGGTTTTTTCATCGTGGTCACTCTTTTCGTTACAACACGCATTTTGAATATAGTTTCTCGACAACAGCTTTGACTTGTCTCCGGTTTGCGCCGTAACCACATCTTGAATGAGTTTTTGAACCAGTAGAGAGAAATGAATGATTTTCGACTGAATTACGAGTATGTTTTCCGTTTGCAAACTGTTTCCATTTTTGAGGTTTCGTTTCAACTCGTCGCAATATGTTTTTGTCACGGGCAACGGAGTGGAAGTTAGTACGAGGGACGGATTTACAAGAAGCGGGCGAAACAGGAAGAGCGCATCATTAATTCTGTATTTCGCATTTACCTTTAAAATTTCGCGCTGTTTTTTAAACACATCGTGCTCGCGCTTGGCTTCAAATAGAGCTTGGACGTTTGGTAAATTGACTATTTTCGTCTTGATTAAATTGAACAGCGTGTCCCTCATTTTATCCTGGTTTATTTTTTTCACAGAGTTCCAAGGGGCATACTCGCTCTTCACTTTCTGAGTGATGCACGCCATATAAATAATGAATGCCAGGTTGGTTTCGTCTGCGGAATACGGGTATCCTTCAAACGATTTCACGCAATTAGGGAACGTGGATTTGGTTTTAATTTGCGGGATGGATGATTGCACAACAACAATGGTGAGCGCCATGCAATAAAAAATGAGATACTGGTTGTAGGTTTTTTCATACGCGTCGTAATCGACGCTGGCTTTCTTTTCGACTTCGTATTGTTCCTTTGTCTTTTTTGCAGGAATAAGAAATTGAATCGTCTCGATAATAAACCGCTTCTGCTTTTGTTTGAGTACAATCGAAAGTGATTTTTCGTAGTGGGTTATGATTCCCAGCATGGTTTCGTATTCTTCTCTCGCCGTTTCAAACTCGTATTGCGTTTCTTCTTGTTCTTGTTCTTCTTGTTCTTCTTGATCTTGCTCTTCTTGCCGCCGCTCTTCCGCTTCTTCGTCTTCGTCTTCTTTTAAAATCGCAGCAGCCGTTCCGGTTTGTTGAATGCCTTCATTTTGAATATTAATTTCAATAATGTCGCCCGCATTTACGGAAGTGGTGTCAGAAGCCATTTGTTGTTCATCGCGCATCAAATGTAAAACGGATTCATTGCCGCCTTCCTCTTCACCGGATGCCATCCACTCCGATTCAGACACGAATGCCGTTCTCGAAATTGCGTAGCCGCTGAATTTATCAACGATTCGATCGCCTTCACGTTTACCGTTGGATTTTTCAATGCGCGAGAGTGTGGAAACATACTTGGAAGATTTGGGTTCGGCGGGATTATAATTTTGAGCAAGTTCATAAAAAAAGGTGGGTAGTAAACGCACACCGGTTGTTTTACAGTAAAACCAGTGCACGTCGTCGCCGGGTGCGGCATTTCTTACAAAAAGTTCACTGCTTACCAAATCTAATATGCATTGATATTTTAGCGCAACATCGTCCAACCCAAGAATGCAATTTACGGTGTCCTGGTACGGAGATGTGACGATGGTTTCAACACGTTTCTTATTCTCTTGAGCAAGGTTGTATTTTTGTTTATTATATTTTAGAATGTCGTACACTTTGAGTTTATCGAGCAGTTTTATATTTTTTAAATCGAATAAAAATAGTTCGTCGATGTTTTTCCGCTTTGATTCGCTTTGTTGGTCAAATTCATTCACAATTCTTGTGGTTAAATCTTGTAAAATCGACGATTCTGCAACCGACTTGTCAAGACACTTTTGATTGATTGAGAAACACAGCGGGTTGGGTTTGGTTTCAGAAGGAATGTTGCAAAAATAGGACGGATCGTCGAGTTGCACGTTTTGAAGCTCGGGGTCGTCATCTTTGATCCATTTGTTGTTGCGCCTGACAAAGTATTGGTAACCGCCTTTGCTTTCATCGCCTTCATCGCCTTGTTCGCCTTGTTCGGTTTTTAACGCCGCATAGTCCCCATTTTTCACAAGGCGTTTTCCAGACGAATCGTAACGCGCGTCAAATAACACGTCGCCTTCTCCGTTATTATCGAGTTCCAATGCAGCGGTGGAAGAATAAACTTTGCTCAAGATGATTTCGCGTTTTTTGCATGTTTTTGCATCGGATGATGACGCCGCATTTTTGGATAGATGGTCGGCGATGTCCTGCTGTTCCCTGCGTATAATACTGTCGATTTCGGAAGATGTCAAGTCCGAGTTTTCTACAGCAAGCGCGTCCATAAACAAGCGCGCGCAATCGGTATCGAGAATTATTTTTAATATTTCAGACGCGGAGAGAAATATGTCGTCCTGGCGTTTTAACACGTTGAATTTATACAATTTGAATATTTCGTCAAAGGTTACTGTAGTGTCATCGGCAAGCACAATTTTGGTTTGAAGGGCATCTTTCGTCGCTTTTTTAGCGGATTTAGAGTCGTGGTCGCCAAACGCATTATAAAAGAGTTCCAACGATTCCAACGCCGTAATGTCATTTTTATTGACGAGTTTTTTGAATTTAGATTTAGACACTTGAAGTTTTTTAAAGTAGTTGTCAATATTTTTATGAATAAATGCGCGCATCATGTCATACTGCTGCGTGTTGACATCTTTCGAATAAATCAAAAATGGTTGAAGAGCGTAAATAACTTTATATAAAGATAAATAATGTTGAAGACGATTTTTTGGTTGTTTCGTTATTCCCCTTTTTACCGTTTTTTCCGCCAGTTCTGCTTCTAAAATGTGAAACGCGTCTTCATTTGTCGGGACGAATGAACTTATAAATTCTTTGATAACGGCGCTAGCGCTTGCAGTGGTTGCAGCAGTAGCAGCATCCGGTGAAAACAGCACTGCGTCTTGAAATAAGGATGGAGAACCCTTGTATTCGCCAACGTACTGGTACTGGTCGCTTCTGCCCCCGTTTTTTTTTTCAATTCGGATAATTTCAGACGGAATATCATCTCTCATTACAACGCTTGAAATAACCGACTGCCATGTTTTTAAAAACACGGAATTTAGAGCCACTTGGTCGGCTAAAAAAGTGTCGGGCAAAAGCAGTTGAGACAAATGCACGACAGCGGGTGTTCCCAGTGTCATAAAGGACGTAACAAAAGCCGGATCGTCCGGTGTTGAATCAACGCGCTTTACACTGTTTGATTTTACGTCTTCAAATTCCAGTTTTGTCAAACCGGTATTGTACATTCGATCCGTGTAAGAGGGAACCGCCGCGTTATCGCCATTTGATTTTGAACGCCGTGATACAATGGTGTCATTATTTGTGGATAGCGTGAGCATATTGGCTCGAGTTGGTCGAGCTTGCATTATATAGTTGCGATCCGGATTTTGTTTAGGGTTTTCAAAAGGAGTCAAATAAGAGTTGAGATCGTTCATAATATTGGGATTATATGGCGCGTTCCGGTCCGGGTATATTCCTTTTTCTTCAATTATTTGTTGTTTGAAGCTGTAAATTCCGTTTATCGTGTCTGCTTCTTGCGCATCGTCGCCGGTCACGTACAATTTCTTGATATTTTCTACAATGGGCAAAACCCAGTAGAGTTGTGCGTCAAGATTTTGAATGTGTGAAACAGCCGGTTTGTCCGCGTTACTCAAGTGTGCCGGCATTTTTGGAACTCCGTTTTTATCAAAGGTTGAATACTCTTTTCGCAACTGAAAAAAACGTTCAATGTTTCGATGAATGCTGTTGAGTTCGGCCTCGGTTCGTTTATGTTTTGGCACGGATGCAATAATATTTTCCAGTAAATCATTGTACTGTTTTATCTCTGAAACAATCTTTTGCGAAGACGGAACTTCGTACATGATGTTTGCAAAAATGTGGTTTCCTTCGTCCAATGCATCGGAAAGGTCGAGATCGATTCCGACGTCGCCTTCTTCGCCTTCTTCGCCTTCGCCTTGAATAGCTTGTTCTTCTACGACATCGACATCGGATAATGCGGATGGCAGTGGCGATGGCTTGTATTCAATTATTTTTATTCTTTTAATCCAAAATGGCAATCCCCTGCATCCAAAATGGATAAAAATGCTGTCTTTTAACAACTGTTCTTTGATTTCAGGAGAGAACGACGATGACGATGACGATGACGATGATTCTTTATCGTCGAGCATAATTTTTACTTCAATCATGTCCTGATTCGCATCCACGTCTATAATTTTACATGTGATGACAAGTGGTTTTTCTCCTTCTCTATCTTCCTCTTTCTCTCCCTCTTTTTCTCCCTGTTGTTCTTCCAACTGTTCACGAATTTGTTGTGGTGTCAGCGATAGTTCGACGGAGAGAATCATATTTAATTTCAGGTCGTGTTGTTCAACAAATTTGTGTGTTGGTTTTCGTTCCAGGACTTGTATTTCTAAAATGTCTTCATCTTCGATTTTATCGGTAAATTCGCCGTCACGAATGCGGAGTTTTATGAGTTGCTGTGTTTTTTTATCATTTAGATGAAGAGTGCTCAAGTCAATGTAGACGACTTCATATATATTATTTTGCAGCTTGGATTCAGAAACGGTCGCGTTTATTTTTAGCTGGTCTCCTAGAAATAATTTATTATTCATTTCAAGGTTAGATCCGGGGTCTGATTCGAATTCACGTTCGATTCTCTCTTCTACTTCTACCTCCATTTTTGTAAGGGATCTTACTGTAATCTATAATCTATAATATATAAATATATATATGAAATCAATACTATAATATTATAATTATAAATATGAATAAATATGATATATAGTTATCATTAGAGAAAATTCTTTAAATTTTAGAATATATTTATTATTTATTCATTTCTTATTATTAAATATTTTACTGAATACATTTAAAGAAAAAATGCTATTAAACATTATATAAAGTTACAAATAACAAAGTAATATATAGCATATATAATGTCATTCGTCAAAGGTAAACCATATTATTATTCATTTGATTTGAGTTGTGTTCCATCATTGTATGAGTTTGTTCAAAGAGATGAAAGTGATCCTGACGATTGTAAACACAAGGATGCGTGTATAAAATGCAAAGTGGTAGAAGTAACAAATAATAAGAATGATTGGGTCGATTCCCCGTATGCTTTTTTTAATAGGAAAACAAATGACTATAAACATTCCTACTTTTTGATGAATTATGATAAGAAAATATTACAAAAGCGCATTGATGATGGAGTTGAATATGGGTATGAGCAGTATGTTCGTTCGGTGATTTTAAATGCGGATCGAAAAATCGTATGTTTTTCGCCTCCGATGTGCGAACATGTGCCTAGATCCAAAGATTCATCTAGCAGACCGGAGGGAGAAACAGCGATTGATGTTTCAAAAATAAAATTTGCAGAAGAATTCGTGGAAGGAACCATGGTGAATTTGTTTTATAATTCGTCAAATGATGTTCAAAGTTGGGAGTTTTCAACGAGGAATGTGGTTTCTCCGGCAGAAAAGAGGGAGAATGGTTTGGGTGTGGTGGATAAAAAATGTTTTCGACGGATGTTTTTAGAGGCGTGTGCTGCGGTTGGGTTGAAATTCGATGATTTGCCAAAGGAGTATTCGTATAGTTTTGTTCTACAGCATCCGGATAATACGATTGTTGCGCCGGTAAAGAGTATGGCGTTGTATATTGTTGCGGTTTATTACATTGATGGGACAATTGCGTATGAGATGGATCGTTCTGTTGTGAACTGGTCAGAATTTTCGAGTGTTGGTCATCCGGCTAGATTTGGACTTTTGAAGGGCGAAGAAGATTTTCAGAAGATTATCAATGTGTGGGCGTCAAACAATTCGTTGTATTATTATCCGGGCGTCATGTTTCGAACGCACGAGGGCGCACGGTATAAATTCCGTAATCCGAACTACGAGTTTATAAAAAATGCAAAGGGGAGTGTGGAGAAAAGTCGATTTGTTTATTTGCATTTGAAAAAACTTGGAAAGTTGCAGAGTCATTTTGAGAGGTTTCCGGAAAACGAGCTTGAGTTTTTCCGACACTCAACAAATTTCTACAATTATATGCATAATTTGCACAAGAATTATTTGGATTGTTATCTGCACAAGAAAAAAGCGCTCAAAGAATTTGCGGTGGAATACAAGAAGAACATGTTTGATTTGCATGAGCAGTATAAGACTGTATTAAAGGCAAACGGTAAACGTGTAAACATGGAGGCAGTCATTGAGTTTATGAATGCACAAAGCTTGTCGTCACAACTTTTTGTTCTTAAAAAATTCGAAGACAGTGTAAATGTAATTGATATCAAAGTCGAGCATGTTGAAAATGGAAAGCTGCAAGAAAATGAGGAGGACATGAATAAACAGTGTCCTGGTGCGCCGCGCAAATGCAAATGTTGAGTATTACATGAATGTAAAACATAAAATATAAAAAATAAAAATAAAATATAAAATAATATAAAATTTAAAAATTAAAAATAAAATATTCATACAAGATAAAGTAAAATAAAACACGTATGAATATTTTAAAAACAAATTGTAATTTAGTGGTGGTAGGATTTATTTTATTTTTTATATGCATCATTGTTTTTTCGCTTTTGTCGAGTGACATTGAAACCATGTCGTTGTCTGAAACTGCGAATGCAGATAGTGCGAAAACCGATATGTTGGCTGCAAAAGTTGGCGCGCTGACGCCGATGGTGGATAAACTGTCAACGGATGTCAGTAATAATACCACAGGAATTAAGACAAACACGGATACAATAACAACCGTGTTGAAACAAAAGGTAAATGATGTGAATAAAAAAGTTGGAAAAGATATTACAGATAAGAGCAATGCGCCTGCTCCGGTTACCGGGTTAACGTAATGTAATGTAACATAATTTCAACTAATTTGTTTGTTCGAGTATTGGGTGTTGGTATTTACAAGACAAGTTGGCGAACAACAAGAGGAGAATTGAATCGGGATCTCCTTTTCATTCTATTTTCGTAGTGCAATCTAAGAATAAATGCTAATTCTTCGTCATTTTCCGGATGAGCTGAAGGGGTCATTGTTGAGTTATGATTTGGACGAAAGGCGGCGTGTGATAGCGGAGGAGGAGCAGATGAAATCGTGATGTTTTCATTTTGTTGTGTCTGGCTGCGCGTGACTACATGTGTTCTATTTTGATTTTGTTTTTCTATCGAGGTTAAATTGAGTTCACTTTTGGTTTTCAAACGCATACTTCTTCTTAAAGCTGCTACTGGTGGATAAGGAGTTTGCGGAGTGTCAACAACTATACTCTGCATGGGCGTCGTCATGGGGGCGACGTGTTTAACTGGTGTCACTGATAGAGTTGGGCGTAGCGAAACGGGTGAGTCTACATCATTGTCCTCATTATCGTCTTTGTCTTCGTCCTCTGTATCATCGCGATCAAGATCGGAATCGGAACCGGAATAGGATTCATAATCGGAATCTTCATTTGTAATAAATCCAAACCGGTTACCGTGTGATGATGATGCAAAGTGAGATTCAAATCTGCGCAGCGTTTTTAAAAAGATCTTCACAAGGAACGAAAGAACAAGTAACATGTAACCAACACCGACGATGATTTCCATAAAATTGACAGAATTTGTATTCAACATTCTTTTGCTTTTGAGTTCGCTTTCGACAGATAATCTCTGTCTTGCCAATTCAAGTACATCTCTTATAAATTGTTGTTTGGTATACGTATAATTTGATGATGATGATGATGATTGCATAATTGATTGGCGGCGATGATGATGTTTGTAAAGCTAGTGTCAATATATCGTTTACCATTTAAAATTTCAATTTTATATTTAAGTGAAAATAATTCAAGTGAAACACAAGTAAGTAAAAATAAAAGTAAATAAAAAATATTTTTGTTGTTTTTGTTATTTTTTGTTGTTTTTGTTGAGTAAACAATCAATCACATAATCACATTGTTTGCAATGTTTCTGTTTTGGTCCATTTCGTGTGTTATATCGGTGCCAAATACACGTTTTGCACCGACGCGCGTAACTTGAACGCGTTGTTCTCGTTGGCGCTGGCGTTGTTGTTCTCGGTATTGCTGGTTATGCATGGTTTCCAAGAATGCGATCATTCGACGAGTAAACATTTCAGATGGTTCGACAATTGACGCGTAGATTTCGGCAAGAGCGAAAAATTTTTCGAGAGTTTGAGATTCGGCGGTATTAGATGGGACGGGGTTGACATTTTCCATGCGTGAAAGCAAGAGTTCTTCTATGTTGCGAATAAGGCGTTGTTTGCTGGGTTCGTGTTGTTGAAGAGCGGTCATTGTAGGAAAGCACTGTTAAATCTATTATACGTTTTTTATTTTTCAATTTGTTTATTTTTAAATGAAAAAAATACTTTTTTTATAAAAAAATATTTTTTTTCTTTTTCTTTTTCTACTTTTATTTTCTTTTTCTATTTTTTCTTTTTTCTTTTTTCTTATTTATTTTTTTCTTTTTTATTTTTTTTCTTGTCGGGAATATTTATTTTGTTGATCAAACTGTCATGTCAAATGGGTGTGGGGTATCATAGAATCGAAAGTTGTCTTCCATGTTGTTCATGTAAGACCAGTCGTCAGTCCGGCAACTGTCGCTGGACTGCTGTGTCCAAATGTTGTCAGTGAAGCGATTGTAGAGAATTTGCGAAGAACAATCGAGTTCGCCTCCTCCGCATCCACAGATGCAGTTGTTGGTGTTGGTTGTGTTGATAAGAGGAAGGGGGGGAGGTGGAATTTTGTAGATTTTTTTTTGATTTCTTTTCTGTTTTTCGCTGTAAGGAAGGACGATCCAGTAAGAAGGATCAGAGAAGACAATGCGCGTCTCTCTGCTTGAATCTTGTAACCGTTGCTGAAAGTGCTTTGATATGGGTCCTGGAATCCAAAACAATACCTTGACAATTGCAAATCCAAATGCTGCATTTGGAATTTCGTGTTCAAAGAACTCAACCGACTTGATCACTGCATATTGTTGGTGATCAAACACGCGTTTCATGTATTCTGCATGACCCATGTGAGCGCGAGCGACGCGAGGAATGTACAAAGTGTTCAACTGCGACAACATTTAGAAGGAATGAAACGAAAGTAGAGGAATGAAACGACAACGGATTGGAAAAGCTAATGAAAATATAAATAAAAAATAAGTTTTCAATTTATATTTTTTCGATTGGAAAAATCATGATTTTTATGATTTTTTTTGCATTTTTCAAATAAAAAATAATGATTTTAAGCGCCACCTCTGAATAAAATGGGATTATAATAAGGCAAAAAATCGAAACAATTGTTTCCACTCGCATCTTTTTTAAACGTAAACCCGTCGGCACAGCACCCATATTTCGATGAGTCGCATCCATATCGCGCCTGGCGAAAATTATACATTTGATTTGGAGTCATTTGACCCGGTCTCATGAGTTCGTTCATGTAGTCGTCCATATCATTGTCATAATAACTGTTACTGCTGCGATTATCCATCCGATCTTCTTCATCGTCAATATTACCGTCACCACCACCACCACCACCACCTTTTGCATCGTGTTTGGGGTAAATCCTGCAGTCACCTACAAATTCTTTTGTTTTGGGGTCGCGTTTACACGCGGTGTTGCAGTCTAATTTTGCACACGTGTCTGACGAGCTACATCCAAACATGAATTTTTTCCCGGATTTATCCATATATTCAATTCCGCAGAACCCGACATCTTCGTCGTATTTGGGGTCATTGGGTCCGCGTTTTTTACTGCGAGGGTCGTACCTGTTAAATTGTTTGTTTGAGCCGGCGTCCGGTTGTTCATAGCATTTTGCTTGAGTACAATCTAAAACATCGGTCTCGCCACCACCGCCGTCACCATCGTCGCCACCGCCACCACGACCTTTTTCAGATGGAGGAGGAGGAGGGTATGGATTTTTTTTCTTTACTGGCGGACATACTCCTTGAGGACAAACAACTGGATCGCATGCACTACAGTCGGTATCATATTGACAGTAATCTTTGTCTTTTGTAATTCCGCCTTCATATCCGCCCCAGGTGCACACTTGAGGACAAATACTGGTTGGTTTTAAATCGGATGGAAACCACGGAGTTAAATCAATAGGGGTATACACGGAATTGCTTCCCGTGAGTGAAACTGTTTCCATTTTAAATAAACTAGCCAGCGGGCTTTCATGTGGCGCGTATATTTTATCTGGGTCGAAATTGAAATCTATAGTGACAGTGTCGCTGTCATTGCCGTTTAAATTAAATTCAAGTTCATTTATGCGCATGTCTTTTCCGGCGGAATCGTCAGGATGATGAAAAGTGGCTGTAAATTTTGAAGTGGATGTAATTCCACTACCCTTGATAACTTTTTCTAATTCAGCTGCGAGTTTCTTACCCGTATAATGACCCGGGTTTATCATCAACGGTATTGATTTTCCCGCAGAATCCGTTAAATTGAATTTGTTATGACCATCTTCCACATTGTATCGCATACAATTACCGTCGACATCGCCTGCCGGGCGCTGCCAACACCCCTTCGGACACGTTCCCGGTTCAAATCCCTCTCTTAATCCAAATAAACTGTAATATGAACCATACACGATGACCAATATAAGTATGCTAAATAGAACCCACTTACCCATTGCAATACTAAAATCCAGGTTTAATCTCATAATGTAAATAAAATAAAATAAAATACGAAAAAAATAGAATGTATGATGTACTACTACAATTATACTATATAAATATTATATAAATATTAAATAAAAATGAATTTATTCATTTATTTTTATTCATTACTTTATATTTGTTCTAAACTAACATTATTTTAGGTTTATTTTACCTTATTACCTTAAAACATAGCTGTGCAAACTTTGCGTGTACGGATTCTTTCGAAATGCGTCTAAAATGTCGGGCTGAATGCGCTCGCAGTTAACAGATTCTTGGTAACTCTGAGGGTATTTATCAAGTTTTCCATACGTTTGCAGTCCCGGTGGATTTGAAATTTTAAATTCCGGTGTTGGAATCCAAGGGTCGCAATTCTCATCATTGCGTTTGATACAAATATTTTCCGTCGGATTAAAGAGTCCAATGCTTCCGCCCGGTGTAAAACTGGTCGAAATCTTATTCACATTATTGTGCTGGTTGTATTGCGCTTGATACACGCCGACACCTTGATTTGTGGCCCCGCCGCTTGATCCCACATACTGCACGCTGGTTGTGTCGCGCTGGTTATAAATGGCTTGTTGCGGATTTGCTAAATACCCGCTCCCGCTGGTTTGCGCGTCAATGTTCAAGTGGTCAAATCCAAGCAACCCTTCGGTAGTTTCCTTAATGGTTGTTGCCGCGCGACTTGCCGGGTTGTACACGATGCCCGATGATCCGAATGCCGGTTTCACGTCACCGTAGAGTCGAATGTTTCCGATTGCATTTTCTTTTCTCGAGGGTCGCAAAAAGTCGAGAATCGGGGCAACGACTGCGCGCATAGCGCCATGAATGATTCCGCCTTCGTGATTTTTTGTGGTGGTGCGATGATTCGGCAACATTTTAAAACTGTCGCGACCGTGATCATTTTGACCAGGTGCGTGTTTGCCGCTGCTGTGAGCATGCGAAATTGGATGTGCACTAGATTCGGGTCTTCTTGACGGTTCATAATTTTCCGGAGCGTACGTGTTTGTTCCGGTCACGTTGGAATCGGGTCCATAATACTCGCTGCTGGTGCAAACGCGGGACTGCGGTTTATACACTTCTTTTGCCCGTGCGGTTTGCGCTTTTTCAATACCGGTGGTTGTCAGCCAGCGATCCGACGTGTTCAAGAAAAATTTATCCGGCAAGTATTTCTCAACCTTTCCAAACGTCTCTGGCGTCGGCGCGTTCAAATTGTTCCAGTTGTATGCCGGACCTTCATGGCTTTCGAGACCAAACGTTACTTTCGGATTGTTGAGCGTGCGGAGCTGGTCGACGTTTCGATCCACCCATTTATCGCGCGCCTCCATTCCCGAATTGAATCCGTCGCTGCCGTTTGCGCTGTACCCCTGATCTAGTCCCGGTCCCACGTGAATTTCTTGCCACGGTTTCACATTCGCCATTTTACTTCCGGGCATGACGCGTGACTGAATAAAATCAGTCACATTCGGCATACCATTCACAAAATTGACATCGTTTTGAGGCGCGAAAAGGGGAGCGCGTTCTTCTTTACGTATTCTTTGAGAGCCGGCGCCCGACATCGTGTCAAGAACCGACTCGAGAGCATTGGCGTCGGCGGTGCGCCCCCTGATCTTCGCTCCGAAGAACGGCACCATATTGTTGTGCTGAAAATCATTTTGATTGATTGGCTCACCGGTTAAAGAGTACACGGTATTTGGACTCGTGAATCCGGGATTCTTTTTCGGATTCGTGTTTGGATTGTACGAATTCCCAAACTGGTTCGGATTTTGCAGGACTCGGTTTCCTACACTTGCATTATAATACTTGTCCGTCACTGCGTTTGGTGCGGGATACGCGTTTACATTGGAACCGGTGTCCGGCTTCATCACCGGATAATTTGTGACGGGAATGTTTGTGTTTGGAAGCGCGTTTCTCGAATTCGTAACAAATGATTCTTTTGACTGATTGCTATTACCGCCATTCCCCTTTTTATTTTGATTTGATACTAAATACATGCCTCCTAATGCTACTATTGGAATTGCCAACTCCATTTTTATGAATGATTATATATATGTTTGTAATATATTTTTTATTATTATACTATTATTATACTATTATTATACTATTAAATTATAATAGTATAATATTTTTATATTTTCATATTTTTATAATAAAATATTAATTAAAATTTTAATTTTTATATATTAATTTTGATTCGTCATTTACTTGTACTCTTCTATCGAAATATCTTGACGAACAAATCCTAAATACATAAAAACTTTGTTTGTATCGAGATGCAGATAATCATATCCAATGACTTCCTTCGTTCTGTCATGCACACACGCTTCATATTCGGAAAATGGAGCATCAAACGGCAAATCACAACAAAACAATGTTGTAGAATAATTCGGTCTTTTTGAATTTGTATAATTTAAAATTTCATCTAAATAACAATGCGTTGTATGTTCCCCCAAAAATGTGGTGTGAAATATAACGCCGTCATTGAATGACCGTCTTCCAAGGACGTGATACGTGTTATTGGGTTTATCATATTGAACAAAAACAGACCACTTGTTGTGTTGTCGAATGTGAAAAATCATTCGAGTCATTATTTTATTGCAATGTGTTGTAATGATGAATGTATATTACATGATGGTCTTATGTTTAAGTCATTTTATTATATAATTATTCGCGTACGCACCCCATACTTAGTTTCATTTTTTTCAATAAAATCCCCAAATCGCATAGTTGCGTTTTGTGATAAAACGGTATTTTCAAGTTTTCAGCAAGTTTGCCGTCGGTTAACAAGTTGTCGCCAACGAGGAGATATTTTTTAGACGGGTCTATCATGATACCAATCCCGTTCAAGAATGGTTTTCCGCAAACAAGAATCGGAGAGACGTTTGTGATACTATAAATTAGATGATAAATGGATCCGGTGTCCGGCAAAACAACGTCCTTGTCCGGATACGTCAGGTCAATGTTCCCGACAATATAGGGCACGTTATTTTTTTGTATCCGCGTTACAAGCAAAGACAAGTCGTGATAATGAAAATTGGAATGATAAAGCACGATGAACATATCCGCGGAATTTATATTGTCGACTACGTTGAAACCGTGTCCGTGTCCCTCTCCGCATTCGCGCAAATATTGAGCTGCATTTGTTGATCCCCACACGTATATGTTTTTATACTGATTCGTATTTTCACTTAAAAATTGTTTTATGCGTTTTAGCGGCGAGCAGATTTGGTCTTCGCATATTTGGATTCCGACGGCGCAAAGTTTCGAGCTGATTTGTTTGGGCGTATAATTATTATTGTTTGTTACCACCTTTATTTCAATATTTTGTTTTTGAATGTAGTCAACGCACTCGACTGCTTCATTTGTTGGCGCATCGTTTAGTAACAACGTGTTGTCTAGGTCAAATAAGACGCAATCTAAATTGCTATACGCTTCTAAATTGGATACAATCATGGTCGTGGATATGCCATCGGTGTAAGGTATGAGTTCAATCGAAACGTTTAACTTGTCTAATCCGTCTTCATAGTATCGAATTTGTTTTTTATAACTTGTCAGTTCCCAATCCGTTCCATGAAAAATGTGCGTTACACCATGTTTTTGAATTACTTCAAGATGATTCGACCCGACAACTTCTAGCGCATGTATCCTTGACCCAAAGTAGTTTTGAACGGCTTCGAGGCGTTCATTCTCGGTTTGAACTGGGCGGCGTTTATATTCGGCAACAAACTCGTCGGTGTGAATGCCGATAACGGTCAGATCACACACTTCGATGGTTTTATATATAATATTAATATGGCCGTGATGCAGCAAATCAAATACACCTGGCAAATATCCAATCTTCATTTTATAAGTATTTTCAACCGATTTAATTGTTTACTTATAATATTTATAATATTTATAATATTTTTACTATAAATAAACTATTACATGTAGTTTTTAAATAGTTTATACATTATTTTCGTTATTTTTATTCATCGTAAAAAAGGAAAACACGGAATTTTTGTAATATAGTTGTTCTTTTCTAGAATTCGCGTGCTCAAATTGTTCTGAAACGGAATGCACACATTTTCTTGCGGATCAAGTTGAGGATAGTACCAGTTGGTTTGTTCTAAATCGCGAAACGTCCATGCAGGGTGTGTGACGCGTGACTGTTCGACCGTCGAGTTACATGTTGGATACGATATCGGGCTGCTGGAAACGGCTGTATTTACATAATTATTTTCCATGCAATCTCTCGACAATCTTTGGTTCAAACCTTTTAAATTACTTTCTAAATTGATTGTGTTTGTTCTTAAATTGGCGCCCCATCCTTGAATTCGAATGTACGGGTCATCAAAATAGCACGGCTTGTCGCCGTTTCCCGGCTTGTTCAACATGTATCGTCCTGGATCGGTTGATTCTTGAAGCTGCTTGTTTATTCTGCACGGGTCATCGTGAAAACGAGTAAATGACATTTTATTGTTTTATTGTTTTATTGGTTCTTATTTATTGTTTATATATTATTAATTATTAATATATTTTTTTATTTTTTTATTGTATTATTATTTATTAATATATTTTTTATTAATATATTTTTTATTACACGGTGTAATATATTAAAGATATGAATATATAAATAACAGGTTATATTAACGACTAAAAGTAAAGAGTGATTTCATTCCACATGAACCTGAATCATAATAGACAAAATTGTGACATTTGTATTAAACCCGAATCGGAATCGGAGTGGATTCAAATATGTCAGGATTCGGATTCAGATGATGCTGCGCACAGACGAATTGCGACTGCATATGCGCAATACAAAAATAGACCGACATACCACTCTGAAGTTCCGCATCATGCGGACAACGGAATTAAAGTGTTCAGACATAATAACGACCATTATAAAGCGACGTATGTTTCTCATGGAAATGGACAAAATATATCCATACCCATACCCATCATTGACATGGCGGATGTGAAAGTATTTTTAACCGATGTTCCGAATGCAAACTGGTTTAAAGCGCGCAACTATCAGGCATGGGCGTATCGCGATTTCATGTTTGATGCAACCGAACCACAAGTTAAATATTATGCGTCACGACATTCATCGCATTTATTTTTTCAAACAAGTAACTACAGAGATGTGGTAACGATTGAGATAGACAGAATACCTCCTAATATTATTTTCAAACTGTCTAGAAACGAAAACGGGAGCGTGTATTATGAAAAGAATGATGGGGGTGGATCCAGGGTTCGAATTTGTGATAATGAAACAGCGCGTTCCGGGTATCTAGGATTTTATCGAAGAATAACGGATGTTGGCGATTTTATCATTTCTCATGCAGTAGCCCCTGCGGTAGTAGCCCCTGCGGTAGTAGCCACGCATGACGCATACGGTCCTGAATACCAAGATTTTGCCGGTTATTTGCATCAGATCAATGCGACAGCTGCAACAGCTGCGTCTGCGTATCAAAATCACGATATAAAACTACCGCTAGCTGCGGGTACGCACAGCATTCAAACAGATAATGAAGAAGAACAATGCATTATGTGTTTTAGAAATAAATCGACGGTTCGCGTATATCCGTGCGGCCACAAGGTGATGTGTCCAGATTGTTATGATAAAATGGAAAAAGGCGAGTGTCCGATTTGTAGGGGTGATATCATAAAGTTAATATGTGAAAATTAAATTCATAAATTAAGTTTCATCATATTCGTGCCTCCGCGTTTTATGATATTCATGTTGACATGGTTTATATTTTTATTAATATAATTTATTTTCTTACGTATTTCTATTTTTTTTTTTACTTCAAACACATTACTCTCCATATTCATTGGTTGACCTGAAGTCATAGTTGCCCGTTGGGTATATCTGTCAATCTTCAAATTACAACATACATCCTTTAATAAATGTTTCCATTTATACGTGTTTAAATCATTAGAATTCATGTGCGATAATAAAGTGCTCGTTAAAGCACCGCCATATTGTTGATCCTTTTGTATAAAAGCGTCTGCCGATGTTTGTTCGTCTTGACACCCACTAATGCAAAAAACTTCACCTAGTGTTCTCGAGTATCTTCTAAATTCTCTCATTGTTTGACGAAGAGACCACTCTGATGGATGATACGTTCTTGGAAGCGTTTTGACATTTTGATCTGTCAAATAACTTGAATCGTCATATTTATATCGGCAGTCGCAACCTGTACCACTGTGACACGCATCTAAAACAACATATAATTTTGCTCCTTTTGGAACCCTTTGAACCAACATTTGTCGAATAACATCGTCAGTTATGAGTCCCGACACGTCGTAGTCAATCGGAACAATACAAGAATCAACTCCACTTTCTTCGTCTCGGTTGAAATCGCGTTGAAGAATTCCGTGTCCTGAAAAATGAAACCATCCTTCGTCACCTGATTTTAAACTACGAACTAACATGTCGATTGCTCTAAGTATATTTATTCTCGTTGGTCTAACTGTTGTATCATCTGTTAAAAATATAAAATTGTTATATCCGAGTTTTGATACTAAAAAATTTCTAATGTTACTAACATCATTTATACATCCATTCAATTCATTGGGTGTATTTTTATAGTTAATTCCAACGAGTACCGCATTTTTTACCATTTTTGTATATATACATAATAGTAAATATAATAATTTTAGTAAAAAAAATTATTATAATAATAATAGTAAAAATAATTATTATAATAATAATAGTAAAAATAATAAATGAACAAATGTAAGATGTCTACTAGTACTAGTACTACTACTACATGAAACTCAAATTTGAAACAATTTCGTTTAATTCAAAAATGTCACATCGCTTCGACTTTTCAACGAGAATGTGTTTGCTAAAAATGTCTCGAATGTATTCGTGTTTCACCATGTTGAAATATTTTGGAGAAATGTGTCCATTTGATATAAAAAAATCACTCGGATACTCGTGATAATATAATTTTATATTTTTAAACATATAAATTGTAACGAATAAAAATCCGAGTGACCAAATGTCGTGCGATTTATTATGTTTTATCCAGTTGTATTCGAAATGTTGGGGATATTTGATTACGTCATTGCCATCTTTTGTGTTTGCAATTGTATTTTCAGTTTCTGGCGCACAAAATGGCAACGTTCCGCCACTCGCATTTGTTGTTTTTTCATGAATACCAGAAAGACCAAAATCGATTAAAAAAACAGATATGTTATTATAATATTTATTATTCTTGGTTTGTTGTTGAACAATGAGGATATTCGACGGCTTTATGTCGCCGTGCACGCAATCAACCTCGTGTAATTCTTTTAAAATGATGGACAGTTGGATAAACACGTCATACACGATTTCGTCAAAGTTGCTTTTATTTTGGATTGTTTTTATCCACATATCAAGTGTGACTCCGTTTGTAATAAATGGCTGAACGCTATAAAATATTTGCGGACTTGATAATTTAATATGACAATAAACCGGAATTACAATTCCCAATCTTATAACGTGTTGATAATTATTATCGTATTTATTCAATAATTTTGACCTGACAATGTCTTCTCCTGCAATTGGATCGTCTATATTGTCTATACGAAACATTAAATTAAAATATTTATGTTTAAATATGCCGTACTTTTTAAAATGAGGTTGGAAACTGGATACATCTCCTCCGCCACATTGTTTGTATATAATAAAATCTTTTAAATATTCTTTATAATTTTCATTGTGAATATTCGTAATCATCGTTTTCAATATAAATCTGCTCATACTGTCCCAATAAGTTAAATTATAAATCTCAGCTTGTTGAACGTGTTGTATAACACACTCCACAATCTCGTCTGTTGTAAGGACGGGGCGTTGCGGCGCCACATCAACGGGTACAGGCGTATTCAGAGGCGCGTGCAGAGGCGCATGCAGAGACACAGTCGGAGCTGTGACCAACGATCGCGATGACAATATCGGAGATGGTGGCGATGACGATGACGATGACGACGTTGAAGATGTTGGAGATGATAACAGCGGCTTATTTTCAATATAATTTTTTCTCATGGATCGTATTTATTATGTATGGTATTTATTATAATATTTGTTATAGTATTTATTATAGTTTTGTAAATATTATAATAAATTAAAAATTATAATCATAATTGGATGTATACCATAGATTTTCTAGATTTCTTCATTGTTTATAAAATTCAAGCAAACGCGCAGACGGGTCAATATTCGAGCAAAATGGATGTCTCCAATAATAAGGAATGGCATTATCACTCTTTTCCGGAAAAAAATTCTCAAATAGTTTCCTATAATAAAAACTTTCCTTATCATATGGCAAATTATTCTCATTTTGTATTTTATTTTTCAACTCTGTAATTGTATTTACATATACATCGTATTCAACGTCCGATATTTTGGTTTCAACATGTTCTTTGATCATTTGCACCCATGTTCGACCAGAATTACCCGATACCCCGTCGCTAAATGCCTCTTTGCGCCTCCAAAGCAAGTCATCGGGTAAATACCCCTGTCCGTCAAACGCCTTTCGAAGCAAATATTTTTCAATTCGTTCATCGTCAAATCGCTTATACCGCGGCGGAATTTCCATTACATATTTCAAAAATGCCTTGTCTGCAAACGGAACACGCGCCTCTAATCCTGCGCCGGAAATGGTCTTATCCGAGCGCAGCAAATCAAAATAACGCACATCACGAATCATGCGCTCGTTTTCGCGCTTAAAATCTTCATCGGAGGGCGCCTTTGTAAACCCGCGATAAGAGCCGAAAATCTCATCCGACATGTCCCCGCAAAAAATAACAACATCATCCGAGTGCTTTGAAATGTATTGGCTTATCAGAAAATTGGGTAGCGACGCGCGCACTGATGTTGTGTCATAACTCTCAATTTGATACACCGTGTCTTCAATCGCATCCAAAAACTCTTGTTCGGATAAACACACTTCGTGATGGCGCGTGCCAAGATAGTTTGCGGCGCGCCGCGCCCACATCAAATCCACCGACCCTTTGAGACCAATACTATACGTGTTTAATTTTGAAGGATCCATAAATTTACACATGATGGCAGTAACAAGCGTGCTGTCCAACCCACCCGACAATAAACATCCCACCGCGCCGCGTTCCGACATGAGCCGCTTCTTTACGGCCGACTCTAGTAGCGTCTTAATATTCGCGCAAATGTTTTCTTCAGAATCTTCAACGGTTTGAAATACATAATTATAGGGCACATACTGCTCTAAAATCGGATCCCCGCGTCTTGCCGTGTGTAGCGCACTGTAATACGGGTGAATAATTAGAGCACCCAGCTCGTAAACGCCATAACACCCCGACGGAAACTGGCTTATATAGTGACCCACACAATGCTCCATTGATTTCATTTCACTTGAAACCGTCATGTCCGCCGCAAATCCAAACTCTGACCCATAAAACAATGACCGAATGCCAAACGGGTCTCTTGCAATATACACGGCATTCGTATCATGGTCTACCATCGTTAGTGCAAACACGCCGTCCAAGCGCTTGAGCGTTTCCTCCATACCAATTTTACGAAACAAGTGAATCACAATTTCGCAATCGGAACCGCCCTTGTTATACTCTTCCGCCAAATCAAATTCGTCAATCAGCTCTTTATAATTATAAATTTCACCATTGCAAATCAGCGTGCAATTTTTTAGTTTAAGCGGCTGATTTCCGGCACTACTTAGCCCATTAATCGATAAACGATGAAACCCGAAACAACGATGAGAAAATTGGTTTTCCACCTTTTCGTGCAAAAAAATAGAATTATCTGGACCTCGGTGACTCGACTTGTAAAATGTTTGTTGAAGCGACTTCAACTTTTTCATGTCCAAATATTTAGTCAAACGATTCTCGTAATAAAAAATGCCGCACATATTGGGATTTATTACACGCGTATATACAATTTTTCAAGTTACATATACATGTCGCGATTTATCTATGTCGGTTTCATAAATATATATTTATTATGTTTTTAGTCCAACCAAAAAAACCACTGCCTCAATAATTCCAACCACTCGGCATCTTCATCTCGTTGATTGTTAATTTTCATCGCAAGAACCATATTATTTGTTGTTCTGTTGTTCGATAATGAAACTATATTATATTATATTTATATTATTTTTTCAATTTTATATAAAAAAAATATGTGTAGATTTCTCTTTTCTCTCTTCTCTCTCATCTACACGTTTGTATATTTTTTATTTCTTTGGAATGACCCCGATGCCCCCTTCATAATATATGAGGTACGTTTCTGATTTTTTTACTGTGCACATGCGTTTGCAATCGCAGTCAACTGAACCCGGGGTTTTTGATTTACCCGTCATCTCGCATTTCAGTTGCGGCTGTTGTTGCGACTGTTGTCGCTTTTCTGAATGCAAATCATTTCTCTCTTCTTCTTCGCGAAACGCGCGTTTTTGTTCGTGGTCATCATCGTCCCACTCATTTTCCTTTTTTTTCCATTCATCGTTAATTTTTTTGCGCTGATCAAAGAGTGAATCAAAACACATTTGTGTATGCATCTGTTTCGTAAAACTTTTAATTCCTCGAACTCCTTGAACTCCTTGATGAAACAATCTATTAAGGAACATTAAGCAAACGTCGTACGTGCGTGATACTTTATCTGATAGTTGTGAGAATAAGATTTAAAAAATCAATTTGTCTTTTTATTAATTATCGTTATTCATATTTATTTTTTGTGATTTATTTATATTTCAATAATAAAATATTAAAATAATAAAATATTAAAATAATAAAATATTTTAATAATAAAATATTTTAATAATAAAATATAAATAAATAATAAATAGTTAATTCATAGTATAAAAATAAGTGAAATTTAATAAAATGTTTGGTGTGGTGAATCAATTATATATATGCAATCAACAGCGATCGAGAGAATTGAACGATCGTATATCGGTTCGAAACATTCCGTCTGCTCCATTACAGCCGCAATTTAGTATGCGCCCGGTTTTAACCAAATATTCAATCATGCCTATTTTGGACCAGCGCGCAACTCCGTCTGTTCCATTACAACAATTCCCAACATTCAACCCGGAACAAACATTCAACCCGGGAAACGCGCAAGCACCGTGGTCTCTGTTTTCGTCCAATGTAAACACGGAATCTGTTTTACGAAATCAAGTGTTTGCGCTCCAAAATTGCGAACAAGCGTACTATGTCCCGTCTTCTGATAGTGACTTGTTCAATGTTCGAGTTCCAGAAAATTATGTAGAACAACCGCATCCCGACCTTTTTAATCGCCAGCGTTTTTGTCCACATAATCCAAACGAACACAATATTGCAAATAATTTTTTCAATAATTCAACTCGCCATGATATTAAAAATTTATAAATAATATTTGTGTTACTTGGACAGCTTTAATGCTTTTTTATTTTGCATTTACATTCATTTTATAATTGAAAAATATACTATAACATAATTTTAACTATAGAATAGTAATATTATTTTATATATTTATATATATAGTACATAGCTTTAATTATTCTAGAATGAGCTGTTCTAAACAAAAAGGTGGCGGCGTTTTTGATGTTTTTTGCCCTCTATGCAATTTGCCGTTTTATTCCCCATTTGACGATCAAAAACCACCCAGTGACGATGATGAAGATGAGGAATTATACGATTTGCGAAATACCAAACTGGATTGGCTGTCCGATGTTTTAGGAATCGATGACAACACGAGTACCGTGATGGAACTAAAAGGCGATGATCGTTATGGACAGTTTCCAATAAAAAGTGGTAAAGACAAAGGCGAACTTTTTGGACTCAGAAATTCCGTCGCAGTGGAAGCGGGAAGTATAAAAAAAGAGAAGTACAAAGGATTTGGAGCTGCGTTTCACAACGATTGTCTCAAATATATTAGCCAAAAATCAGGAAGACCGATCAACTACCAACTTGGTGTTGACATTGAAGAAAAAATAGAAGATTATTTTAAGGCACACCCAAAGGTGCGAAGAGATGATGATTATCAACAACAGTCATATGATTTCGAAGGAGCGCTGGAAGATAATGGCCCTGAATATTTTGTTTCTCCGCTCCAACCGGAAGGGAAACATGTTCGAAGATTGTTGGACGACTTTATTCCGAAAAAATCAAAGGAAGCATCGCCGCAAAAACCTATTGAGGCGGTAGCGGAAGTACGAGCAGTTAATCAAAAGAAGAAAAAAGGTGCTTCAAGTGGTGCAACAGTAGATGACAGCTGCGCATCTCAAAAAGACAAGGTCGTCTGTATTCAAAAAAAATGCGTATGGGGCAAAACAAACAGATGTAGCAAAAAACGTTCTACAAGAAAACAGACGAAAACAAACACAAAAACAAAATCAAAGTCAAAGTCAAATGTAAATTGCCCGTCTCATAAAGATAAAGACGAATGTGTAAAAAATCATTGTTGTTGGGGGAAAACAAATCGCTGCAGCAAAAAACGCGTTTTTTACAATCATTTATAGTAAAATTATTTACACGTTTGAATAAAAATAATAATGTATAATTTACGTAAAAAATATAATTATACATTATTCGTTTATATATAAATGTTATATAAATGACAAGTATGACAAATAGTAGTAATATAACTATAAATAATCATGTTGATTCATCTTTAAATAAAAGCGGCTTAAACATAATGGATGATGTGACGCTGGCATACATGGTAAATACACTACAGTACGAGAAATATCTTAAAAAAAATAATATCGAGTATGATTCGGGATTCAAAAGAGATATAAGATTTTATAGGAAAAGGATTATCTCGCTGACCAAAGATTTATTTAAAAATCAAGTAGAAAATGATAAAAGTCAGCATTCGGATGTTACAATGGTCGGAGCATTCAACATGTACATGCGCGCATGCATCTCTTATTTGAAATTTTCAGACCAAAGTGAGACCATACAAAAATGCTACGTGTGTTTGGGCATGGCGGATGGTAAAAATCAAACGAATGAAAACATAAAAGATCAAAAATGCATATGCAAAAATAAAAATGAAGACGATCCTTTTGAGTTGCATAAAGCGAATGAACTATGTTTTAAACCAAAAGAAGTTAAAAAAATTACGCTCGATAATTATGTGATTCGAAAAAATGCGAAGAAAAGCGAACCCGTTGTTTATCCGAAACAATTCACGTTTAATCCGAGAGATCCGGCGTTTAAACACAAGGGTCTAAAACCAAAACCAACAAAACCTGGAAACGTAAACGAGCTTGAAAATATTGAAAATGGAGCGAATATTGAAAATGGAGCGAATATTGAAAATGGAGCGAATATTGAAAATGGAGAGAAAATAATAAAAGATTCAAATGATGAATCGAATGAAAAAATAACAAATAATAAAAAAAAGAAAAAAAAGAAAAAGGTTTCTTTTGATGTAACAAATTATATCGACAGTATATAATAAATATATTTAGGTTGTTTATAGAATGTCTGAAAATGAAACTGGAGGAACCAAAAATAAAAAATTAAACAACAATGTAAATGTGGATCGCGAATTTAAAAAACTATCATGCGGACCAACCCAAGAAAAAAGTTTCACGTGTTATACGACCAACGCTTTAATGCATCTTAGAGACAGCTGGAATGCGCGACATCCTGACGCCGCGATACAAAGCGACAATGTGGAAGAAATATGGCACGCACTAAAAACGGGATACGGTAACGTGTGCAATAAAGAATCCTGCTGGTTGCGCCAATTGGCATCTGCATCAAAAGAAGTGAAGAATTTATTCAACTATTTTGCACCGGAGAGTCCAAAAACATGGAAAAAAAATCCAAATGAGTGGTTGTCCAGTGTCGATATTGCAAAAGTGATGAAACAATACGAAGATACATTTCCGTCATTTGAATTTCTTGGTCCTTCTCCAATCGATTTCGATAAAACGCCAAAAGGAGAGAATTCGTGCGTTTTTGAAGAGTTGTGCGAGTTTGAATTGAAAAATTATCTCAATCCGGCTGATCCAAAACATAAAATCGGAATTATTTTTAATACGGATCCTCATTATTTGACAGGATCGCATTGGATTTCTCTCTTTATTGACATGAAAAAACAATTCATATTTTTCTTCGATAGCACCGGCGACGCACCTCCAAAAGAAATTACAAAATTTGTGAAAAAAATTATCAAACAGGGAAAACAATTTCACATACATTTCAAATACATTGTAAATCAGAAAGAACATCAAAAACGTAATACGGAGTGTGGAATGTACTCGCTCTTCATGATCATTAACTTACTCAAAGAAACGCGAACCCCTGAAGATTTTTTAACAACTCTTTTTACAGATAAAGAAATGGAGAGATTTAGAAGTATATTTTTTAATAAAGAAGAGTTGTAACTATCTATTCGTGTATGGTGATGTATCATGACAATGCATGCGCGCGCGCGATATATTGACCAAGGCGACAAATGATTAAATATTAAAAAATTATTATTTTTTATAACACTCGAATAAAAAATAATATTTACAAAATTATAGAGATAAAATTTAAGTAATAAAAAATGAAAATCAGAGAATATAGCAGAAAAAAAAATAAGTTACGTAAAATACCAAACCGGTATGTTCCCGAGCACTTGTCGAGCAAGGATAAACGAGTTCAGTTAAACATGTTGAAAAAGTCGAGACGAATGTATAAAAATAAAAAATATTTTACTCGGAAAAAGGTGGCATCGTTTAAAAATAAAAAATCGTCCCACGTTCAAAATGCAGAACGAATATACGGCGTGAAAAATGTCACGCCAAATCAAGACCTTGTAAAAAAAACCGGATGTTCTTTAAATGCTCTGAATCAGATCGTTAAAAAAGGCGAAGGTGCCTACTACTCGTCGGGATCAAGACCTAACCAAACAGCGCGATCATGGGGACTGGCGCGTTTAGCAAGTTCGATTACCGGCGGAAATGCAGCCATCGTTGATTTCCATATTTTAAAAGATGGATGTGACCATAAAAAAAAAGCATACATTCTCGCAAATAAACGAATGACGAAAAAATAAAAAATAAATAATGTTTCGCCACTCTCAAGTCTACGTTTACACCCTTGAAGATTTAAAATATAGTTTTTATTTGTATTATGAGAAGATGAAATGTATATCTTAAAATATAATTCACAACTGGTGAATTATATTTTTTTATTTGTTTTTTATTTTACTTATCTTAACATCATGATCATTATCACACACTATAACACGTTTGCCGTTTACATTCATCTGCGCCCACCGCGCTGACCATGACTGTCGCCCGACCTGGAAAATGTAGAACGAGATTGATGTAAATCAGAAGAAGAAGAAGCGCGTCTCAAAACTGGAACATACGAATCATTGTCTCCTTCTTCGCCGCCATTATGACCGACATTCTGTTGGCGCGCATCGTTTCGCGTCTCACACATCAGCTTGCCTCCGAACATTCCGGTCACATTAACTGCCTGACAAGAATGCTGGCCGTTGGCAACATTGGACACGTCGAACTCAACATATTCGCCTTGAACCAAAAATCGATACTGCTCTTCTGCGACCTTGACGTTGGAATGATGAACAAAAATCTCGCTTCCAACCTTCAAGTCACTTCCAGAGACACCTTGAACGACGGTCAAAAATCCGAATCCCGTCTTCATATTGAACCATTTTACACATCCTGCCAATTTCTTATCACACACTGATCCTGCTGCTGCCATTTTATACTGTTGTTGTTTGCTTGCGTGTTGCTTGCTTATAACATTATTAGCGATACATCTTTAAGTATATTTGGATATATAATAATATTACCATTACCATACATGTTTATAATGTCGATCCGTGATAAAAAGAATAAACGTATTATTTATTTTATTATTTTTCTAATTACTTGAATTAGGATTTTCTCTCGATTCTCTCTACAATTCAACTCTAAAGAAACGAATAAAAAATTAGATTGGATCGACATTGGATTCAAATATATACAACCTTGTTGTAAGAAGGAGTTTAGAGAGATTTGAGAGAAAATCATAATTCAAGTAACTATAAAAATAATAAAATAATAGAAAATAATAAAATAAATAAAGTTTAATAATTGATAATAAAAATAAATATTTTTTATATATAATAGTATTTTTGTATTTCATTTTAAAATATTATTTGCTCATTATATTAAAATAAATAAGTAAAACAATAAATAAAAAATAAATGATTTCATCATTATTGAGCGGAACAACAAGCATTCATGATTTATTTTATCCAAAATTAGAACCATTTTCATTATTTTCTTCAGACTCCACAACTGACGCATCAGGCAACCCAGTCGATGCATCGGGCAACCCGACATCATCAGGGGGAATGTTTGGCATGGGCAGCATGTTTTCGTCTTCGTCATCTTCTACAGACGCATCAGGTAACCCGGTCGACGCATCGGGTAATCCAGTCGACGCATCAGGTAACCCGACATCATCAGGGGGAATGTTTGGTATGGGCAGCATGTTTTCATCTTCGTCGTCTTCTACAGACGCATCGGGTAACCCGGTTGACGCATCAGGTAACCCGACATCATCAGGGGGGATGTTTGGCATGGACAACATGTTTTCATCTTCTTCTACAGACGCATCGGGTAACACGGTCGATGCATCAGGGAATCCAGTAAACACGACGAATCCGTCGATTGCGCCATACCTTGATTTTTTCAAAAGTTTGTTTTTTTTATTTGTTCAAATTTGCATTATAGGATACCTGGGGTCGTCGTTTCTAACATTGGTTCGTATGTCGGGTTCGAAACCGTTTCTAGATAAATTCATGCCGTCTGATATTAATGCGTATCCGTATTGTACCCCATCTGATCCAAAACTATCGGGTGAAGGCGCACAACACGTCGAAATCGACGACGATTCTTTATACTCATTCGGCTTTCCGTATAATTTATATTGCGACCCAGGAGATGAAGACGGAAACACGTGTTCAAAAACATGCGGCGTTATAAAACGCGAACTAAAAGATCAAAATGCATTTTTTAAGTATACTTCCTATGATTTTTGGATCGCCATGTCATCTAAACACACCTATGCCACACTTAGAGCATTTATTAAAATGGTAGTCACAAGTTTAAATTCAATTGTGAAACAAGACCGAAGCGACGCGTATGGAATCGTAGAGAACATTGTCATGGTAATTGGTCTGATTTTTATGTACATTGTCGGACTATCCGGAGGGTTTGTGGGATTTTTTTTGACATACGCGTTTCAAATGTACAATTCCGGTTTTGTGTTTTTTGGACTGGCGTGGACATTTGGACTCTTTTTATTATCATGGATACCCCCCCTTTTAAACTTCTTTGGATTTATTTTCCAGTTCATATTATTGTTTATATGGATCCCATTCACACAGATAAATGAAGCTACACAATCCAAGATGGTTTTTGAAATATTCCATAAGAAAAAAACATTATTAATGCTACTTTTTTGTTTGGGAATGATAATGAATGCATTCAATTACCTAAAAGAAAATGAACCGTATTACGTAGTCGTTGCCGTTGTATTATTTTTATTCAACATGTATTCATCTAAACTAGCTTGAATTATGTGAAAAATATATCAAAAAAAATATATCAAGCTGAAATACATCTAAAGACATAATGAAGTATAAATGTAATCAATCCATTGCGAAAATGACAGCAACGCCCGATTTACCTGATTTACCGGAGTTACTACCGTTTGTAAGTATATGCACGCCAACATTTAATCGAAGACCATTTATTGCGAATTTGATAAAGTGTGTTGACGGTCAAACGTACCCAAAAGAGAGAATGGAATGGATTATTGTGGACGATGGAACGGATAAGATTGAGGATTTGGTTTCTAATCATCCGCTTGTTTCGTATTTCAAGTTTGATAAAAAAATGTCTCTCGGTAAAAAACGAAACGTGATGCACAATAAAGTGCGCGGATCCATCATTGTGTATATGGACGACGATGATTATTATCCGCCGGAACGCGTATCGCATGCCGTGGAAATGCTGATGAAAAATCCATCAGCGCTGTGTGCCGGAAGCAGCGAAATGTATATTTATTTTAAAGACACAAATCAAATGGTGCAGTTCGGTCCTTATGGGTCGAATCATGCGACTGCGGGAACATTCGCATTTCGAAAAGAATTGTTACACGAGCATCAGTACAATAACAACGCATGTTTGGCAGAAGAACGGGAATTTTTAAAAGGATACACGGTTCCATTTGTTCAGCTAGAGTCCATGAAGACAATTTTGGTTTTTTCTCATCGACACAACACGTTTGATAAACGCACCTTGTTAAAGGATCCGTTTAGTAATGTCATGCGTCTCTCTGAAAAAACGGTTCAAGATTTTATAAAAGATGAAAATGTTGTGGATTTTTTCATGAACCTTGAACCGCTGCTTCTTGCGTATCCGGATGGCGAACCTGAAATGAAACCGGATGTTATGAAGGAAACAAAAGTGTTGATGAAAAAAAAAGAAGACATGAAAAGAGCCGTTATTAAAGATCAAAATGAAAAAAAAAGACGTTACGATGAAATGTCAAAAAAAAATCCTGAAATTTTTCAAAAAATAGAATCCCAGCAAAAAATCATTTTTGAATTACAAGATGAAAATTATAAACTGAAAGAACAAAATCGTCAATTGAAAGAACTTTATGGCAAATCTCTTCGAGAGAATATGGAACTGAAAAAAAAAATATAAACCATTTCATCTAAATTCGTAAATCATACAATACTATACTATTATATCGAGTTTAGGTTTACTCACTCGCTCGTGTATAGTTCACAGCATCTCAAAAACGTTCATTGCATGCAATAAGTTGAACGATATCAAGAAGATAAAGTCAAATTGAATCGATTGAAATTCCTTCTGAAGAATCAAGTACACAAACAATACAAGAAACAGGAAACCCAGCGAAGATTTATTTGTTTTATTTTTCGTTTTTTCACTTGTAATTTGTGTTTCCGGTTCCGACCCTGATTCTTCTTGTTCATATTCCGATTCCGATTCCGGTTCCGACCCTGATTCTTCGTCTTCATGTTCCGATTCCGAACTAGAGTCATGTTGTGTTCTTTTTGAATTGGCGGATTCTGATTCGCTTGAGTCGCTGACATATTCGTATTTTTTCTTCATTAATTTATTATAAAGTGAAAACATTATATATTGGCCTTTTTTTGAGGACCAGTATCCGACCTCGTCGTTTGTATCAACATCATAGAGATAAGGAACATTGTCCTTGGACTTGATATAATAAGGGTGTCCGTTAATTTCCATACGCACAGAAGAAGATTCAGATGTCATTATGATTTCGAAAGGTGTTGTTGGTGGTTCGCGATTTACTTGCTTTTGCTTGCTTAATTCATGATGTAATAAAAGTTTTCAATTTTTTTATAAATGCGGGATACACGCGATAAAAAATATTATAAAAAAATTTAATATGAATATAATATATACGTATACATATTAAAAGTAAATAAAAATATAAAATTAGGAAATATAATGGTTTTTCTTTTTTTATTAGATGTAACATGCAGTGTTTTATGTAAATGCGCATTCAAACTTGGAACATGGGTCGCCTATAAATCATACGACGGAGTATATTATTTATACAATGGTGCGTATAACAATAACAATAAAAATAATAAAACAATTAAAAAATTAAATACTGGCGAAGATGCAGAATCGGAAAACAAAAAAAATGATACCGATTTGTCGCATTATGTAATCATAACAGAAGAAGAATATGACGTTTTAAAAAATAAAAATGATAAAAGTAAAATTCATAAACGAAATGTTTCATCGTTAACAAAAAAAATGGTTGCGAGCAATCAAGAGTGGAAGTGTGGATCGTGCAATCAAACGCTGGATTATACTTACGAAATCGACCACCACATTCCGCTTTTTAAAGGAGGGAGTAATGAAGTGAGTAATCTAATTGCATTATGCAGGAACTGTCACGGAAAAAAAACATTACTTGAAAATATTTGATTGTATAAAATAAATTATAAAATAAATAAATTAAACAAATATAATGTATAAAAGTTAAGATTCAAAAATTATCTAATAATAATAATAATTATATTATATATTAAATTGAATGCAGAGTTTTAATAATCAAAAAATAACTAAATGGGTGGAAGAGTGGGCGAGTATATTAAAACCAGATTGCATTTACTGGTGCAATGGTTCTAATGAAGAATATGATAACTTATGTCAACAACTTGTAAAACGCGGAACGTTTAGAAAACTTAATCCAAATATAAGACCCAATTCATATGTAGCAAATAGTGACCCGAAAGACGTTGCCCGAGTAGAAGATCGAACATTTATTTGCTCAAAAAATCCTATTGACGCAGGTCCTACAAATAATTGGTGCGATCCCGCCATCATGCGTAATAAATTATTATCATTATATCATGGCGCCATGAAAGGACGAACAATGTACGTTGTTCCGTTCAGCATGGGTAACCCGGAATCTAATTTTTCTAAATTTGGGCTACAGATCACAGATTCGGCGTATGTAGTCGTAAACATGAAAATTATGACACGGATGGGAAAATATATTTTAGATTTATTAAACGCGCACGCAGATCACGGTCGCGAATGGATCCCTTGTATTCATTCAGTCGGCGCACCACTTACAGACAAATCAGTGGATGTACCGTGGCCATGTAACAATGAAAATAAATACATTGTTCATTTTCCTGAAACTCATGAGATTTTATCTTTTGGTTCAGGATATGGCGGCAATGCACTATTGGGTAAAAAGTGTTTTGCCCTGCGTATAGCTTCTGTCATGGGACGTGATAATGACTGGTTGGCAGAGCACATGTTAATCTTAAAATTAACAAACCCGGAAGGACTTGTTAAATACATTGTCGCCGCATTTCCTTCTGCTTGCGGTAAAACAAATTTGGCTATGATGGTTCCATCCATTACTGGTTGGAAAGTAGAGACAATCGGAGACGACATATGCTGGATGAAATTTAGCACAGACGGTAAATTATACGCAATTAATCCGGAAAGTGGGTTTTTTGGAGTGGCCACTGGAACCGGATGGAATACAAATGCAAATGCTATGCGCACATTACATTCAAACTGCATATTTACAAATACGGCAACTACGGTGGATGGCGACGTTTGGTGGGAAGGGCTGAGTGAAAATAAACCAGAGTTTTTAACCGACTGGCAAAACCAAGCACATAGTTTTGATTCAAAAGACAAACTACCAGCCGCTCATCCTAATTCACGTTTTACAGCTCCTGCAAATCAGTGTCCGTGCATTGCGACAGAGTGGGAACATACAAACGGTGTCCCGATCTCAGCAATCATATTTGGCGGGCGTCGAAGCACTACCATGCCATTAGTGACCGAATCATTCGACTGGAATCACGGAGTATTTTTAGGGTCGATTATGGCGAGCGAAACAACCGCGGCAGCGAGTGGCGCCACGGGAAAATTGCGATTTGATCCCATGGCAATGTTGCCGTTTTGTGGATACAATATGGCCGACTATTTTACTCATTGGCTGAAAATGGGTAATACGAATGACAACAATAAGGAGCTACCAAAAATTTTTATTGTAAATTGGTTTAGGCGTAATGAAAATGGTAAATTTATCTGGCCAGGTTTCAGTGAAAATTCGAGAATATTAAAGTGGATATTTGATCGGACGGATGGCAAGTTACAAGCGAAGAAAACACCGATTGGTTATTTGCCATACGTCGATGACATTGACACCACATCATTGAATATTTCAAAAACCGATATTGAATCCATTATAGATATAGATGCAAACGGGTGGAGAGAATACATTATTCAAATTAAAGATTTTTATAGTAAATTTAATGACCGTCTGCCAAATAAACTCTATAAAATATTAAATACTTTAGAAAATAAATTTAACTTGAAATTATCGAACGAGTAAAAAAATATACAAATAAAAATAAAACAGTATTATACATAAAAATAAAACAGTATTATACATAAAAATAAAATAGTAAATGGTTTACATCAAAGGGCGAAGTTTATGCAGAGGAAAGTGTCCTCTACCCGTTTTTCAATACAATATAGACAATGCCAATACAAGTTTGGTACCGAGGTATGTAAGAAACACGATTATCATCAACACGTCGCGTTTTCAAGGTGGAGGTCGAGTGCAGTTTGCAAATCGGCCATTAAACGCATTTGGAAAATGGGCCGGATGTCCAGGCGGCTCTGGACCCGGGTACTCTTCTACGAATCGGTACGTGCCGAATCAAAATACCAGTGTTGGTCCGGCAGTCGGCGGTCCTCAAACGATTTGTTTTTCGCGTTGTTGACCAGGACCATGTATCACCAGTGAGCGCGTAGTTTATGTATTATATTATACGTGTTTATTTATTTATTTATTTATTTTTATTTGTAATGTGCGTAAATGTAGAATTAAATTATATTTACAATTTAGGAAATATAATTCATTTATTTTATTTTCTTATGATAAAGTATAAATAAATATATATTTAGATATTTAGAAGTTTTATAACTAATTCATTAAAAAAATGGTCAAAAAAGGTTCTGATGGAATGTACCACCTTGCCGGACATACCTATTCTGTAGTGCGAGGATCCAGGTCTCAAGTTATGCACGGCACCGCATACAAAACTGTAGGCGGTTTGACAAAGAGTCATCTCATGTACAACAAATACGGCCGAATCGTTTCCAGGCGCAAACACGCAACCGCCAAACGTGAAAATCGTCTTAAAAAGGCCGGCTGGGTCCCCATTGGAAAAGGTAAATTCGGTTCTGTTTTTGTTGGAGACAAGAAAACGCGTAGTAAAAAGTCGAGTAGTAAGAAAAGTCGCAAGAGTCGCCGCGGCAAATCCCGCAAGTCGCATTAGATTTCAGAGTAATTAAGGAAAAGGAATACAAACAAACAAACAAAACGTTATTAAAAATAAATAAATATAAATAATTAATAAATAAAGAGTCCTCATCCCATAGTGGCTATTGGGCCTGCCTACTAAGCAGATGGGTTTATTCCCGCACAGGTTCGAATCCTGTTGAGGACGGATAACAATCTTTTAAAAACCAATTTAAATCGTTCTCGTTTCTATATGCACGAACGAAATAAATATTAAAAATATTTTTACATTATTAAAAATATTTTTATAGATATACTATATATTAGAAACGTACATTTGTAAATAAGATACAAATATGGGATACACGAGAGATGAAAAAACAGGGTTGTATCATATTAAAGGAAATGCATACCAAAAAATTCGCGGATCGCGAACGCAAGTCATGAATGGAACCGCGTATATGACAACCGGCGAACTTACAAAAAATCAACTAGTGTATAGTAAAGAAGGATACATTGTCAGTAAAAAAAAACATATTACCGCAAAAAAAGAAATGCGGCTTGAAAAATATGGTTACTTTACCAAGAAAGGCAAATTCGGTTCAACGAAAAGGAAATCAAAGGGACGATCGCGGTCATCAAAGAAAATGAAAGGTGAAAGTGAAAGTGAATTGTAACGAAAATAAAATTTTTGAAAGGTTTACATAATTAACTGATTTTAATAATAATAATAAAATAAAATAATATTATTATTAAAACAAGTTAATTATATAGATGTCTGCCGTTGAAATAGAAACAATTTATGGAACAAGTTTAGATTTGGACATACCCGCGTTGAAATGTAAAAGGGGTGCAGAACTCGAGGAAGACGAAGTGGATTGTCTACAAACTGCCGAATACCCTGATAACAATAAATATCACGTAAATATTATAAACGCATTTATAGATTTTTTTGTTCAATATTATAATCATATCATAGATGATACTTCAGGCGATGATGGTAAAAAATTCGGTAAATACTTGCAAAATGTATTACAACTAAAAAAAATAATGTATTCATTCACAATAGAACATAAAGATAAATACAGATCAACTATTGATTTTCTAACAAAAGAAAAAATAGAAAAAAATTATGCTGATAAAATAAAACGTAATTTCGACATGGTATCGAATATGGGTCGTGGTAATATGGAACTACATGTTCAACCTATAGGAAAGTTCCAAAAAATTGTTAATTTATACCTACTCGTTCTTTCGTATAGCGTTCTTTCATTTGGTGGCATATTAGGATTCGATATTATAGATATAGGAGATATCATTAAAGAAGAAAAAAAGAGAGAATTTGATGGAAAACAAAGTTTTATTTTACAATTTTTGCCAAGAAATGCAGAAGTGTCATGTTTTCAAACCATTCAATTCTTCTTTACTGGAAATGACACGAATCAAATTATAATTCAAAAAATGAATCGAGTGGCATCCGAGGACACAGGAGCAGGAGGAGGAGGTTCAAAACATTTTCAGAAAAAATATAATAAATCTCGAAAAAATAAATACAAACGTAAAAATAAATATAATAAAAGTCGGAAAAGTAAACATTCTCTCTATAAAATAAAAACACAATCAAATAAAAATAAGATGTTTTAGGACATGGATAAACACAGTTATTCTGTCTATTCCGACTCCAAAACAAATTGATTCAAAACAAAATTGATGCCATAATACGTGCACGAAAATAAAACGCTTATAAAAAGTAGCCCTGAGAGATTGTGATTCCCGTCCTTGTTAAAAATGCTGGGTAAATACATGAGTAAATATTTACGCATAATTGGTAACTGGAACGTGAAATAGAGAATGGCTAGAAGAATCGGGACTTGCAGTGTCTCATAAATGACGTCGAGTGATTCTGACTGGTTTGCCATTTTAACGCGATGGTCCATATAAGAACGAGTATTTTCATGGTGTTCGCGTATATAATCCACTGGATCTCTTGGAATATAATTTGGAACAGTTTGTTCATCGGAGATGACGGATTCGGTATTTCTAGGAACATCGCGAATGGGTAGCGCTGTTAATCCGGAAGACGTGGCGCGCTGCAATCCAGAGACAAATTCATTCACATTCATGTTTGTTGCCACGACGGTTTGTGAAGGAGGGCCTTGTTGTTGCTGCTGTTGTTGCTGTTGTTGTGCCCCCCCCGCAATATTTGGATTATACGTTTGAACAGGAATTTCCGGTTTCTGATTCTGAACAATGCCGGACCCGTGTATAGCGCTTGCAGGAGCTCCAGGCAAATCATCGATACTTGTTGTGTCGCTCATTTTTTATTTTATTTTCTATCTACCTATCTATCTATCTATCTATCTATCTGTATAAACTCCTTAAATGTTCTCGACGACGCGTGAAATGAATTTTTTATAATTTTCTTCTAAATATATGGAATAAAATTATACTATACCATATTACGCAATCCGTTACTTAATTCCACCATTTTTTTATTCTGGTCGCATTTTTGAGTCGAAACATTATACTTGTAACACTCGTTTCCGTATTTGTAGATTTGTCCGTTTGTTACGTCTTTTATAGGCGGCGACTCAAAATGAAGACAGTTTCCGTCTTTGCACGCCTTTCTAAATAATGCGGCCAGTCCAAGACCAAGAATAATCGATATAATATACTTGCTATTGGATTTGTGCATCCATTCTTGTATGTTGATCATGATTGTTGAATACCGAATACCACTCTATTGTTATTTACTATTATACATTATTTTTATTTTTCCTTTAATTATATCATTTTTTATTTCCCTTTATAAATTTATTTTTTTATCTATTGTATATATTAAATAAATAAAATCAAGTAAATAATATAATAATAGAGTAACAAATAATCAACATTATGAAATATCTCTCTATAAAAACATTTGTGATTAGTTTTCTTGTAGGCATGCTCTTTATTTTTCTATCTTCGCCGTCTCAGCGTTCGGTCGTCGTCTACCCCACCGTCGATAATCAGGACATGTTTCAATACAAGGACATGGCCGACAATTGTTTCGCGTTCAACCCCACTGTAGTAAAGTGTCCGTATTTAGACAACAATGTTAGCGTTATTCCGCCTCAGGTTTAGACGACTTTTGAAAATGTGTCTGCGTGTGTGCGTGCGTGCGCGTTTTATAAAGTGCATATGCGTTTATTCTGTCGATAATTACTAACCGTGTTGGTCTGACTGCATATCGGCGGCTGATACTTGTTTTTCAGAAAAAACGGCGTGTCGCTGCTTCCTGTGAACCTGCACGCGCTTGCCGCCTCGTTTCCAAACGCGATTCGAAGAGAATTGGCATTTGTATTGATCGCGTTGCGTTTTAATCTCTCAATTCGGGTGCTGCTATCTACCGCGCCTTGAATTGAATATTGACGATTATTCGGTTTAAAAATCACGGTCGATGCACCGCCTGTATTATTGCACGCATACGGATTTACGCGCGGCTGATACGTGTCATTCGTTCGGTACACTTGAGGACCGGTTGCGCTGTTGGTCGGCCATAGCAATTCAGAATCGGCGCCGGTATATGCAACACCTGTCGCGCGATTAATTGACGCGTTTTGCTGATACGTTTTGCAGCGAGATTTTAGGTATCCGGTTGTGTCGGAATAATACGCTCGACTTATAAGCGTGGATGCACTTCGAACCACGTTATTTTGCGGATTGCAGCCAATGCACTTGGTCGCATAAATGCCGGTATTTATTTCATACGCGTCGTCTCCTTGTCCAATGCTGACGGTTCCTTGATTCTCGACAATGGTGCCGGATGCTTTTTTGTTAGCAGTAAAATGCTCGCTAATTGTGTAAGAATTTCCACCGGGTTCCACACACTTGCAATCCGAGTTGGCTCCAAGATACGAAACGGCGCCCGGGCGGTCTATTAAAAGACCAATGGTTGCCGTTCTTTTCCCCGATGATGATGAAGCAACATACGCTTCCGGATTTGTAATTACACCGGTGACTGTATTCATTGCATTGGCAACCGCGGTGGGAACATGCTGGCGCCTCCAGTGTTTGATAGGGCGCGCCTTAAATTCTGGGCCTTTAAAGTCGTCTTGGTTTATATTTGACGGGATGCCATTCGTATTTGGGCGATGGAGTCCAGGAACCGAACTGTTTGCTGTGTCAACCTTTGTAGCATAATGAGGCACCCTTGTTGTGACGAGTGAATTGGATGTCCTAAAGTTTAATGGAGCGCTCTGTTTTGGAGTATTTACAACCATTTAATATGAATCAAGTAATTATATGTGTATAGTATAGTGTATATATATTGTTAATAATAAAAATATATATATTTTTTGTATAAATAATTTCTATTTGTTATTTCTTTTTGTAAAACGTTTTTTTTTGACAGAACGTCTTCTTTTGGTCGAATGTTTTCTTTTTATCAAACGTTTTGTGCCACCTTGGGCTTCTGCTCCATTTCCTTTTTCAGAGACAAAAACAGATCCAATTAAACTCTTTTCGGCAATACAATCTTTACAAGCAGTTTTTCGTAAAGCTGCGCCATTTTTACCTCTATTTCTGTGGGTGGGATCACGACAATATGCCGCCCCCATGCATTTCACACAACGAAATTTGTCTCTATTATGCTTACACATGGAAACACCATAACACAAGATACATCTAGCTTCCGGCTTTAAATGTCTACATATATTCGATGGCCAACGGTAATCTATCATGGCAAAATCAATAGTAGAACCATTTTGAATGTATAATTTGTTAAGGGTATTTGCACATTCCATACAACTTGCGCTTCCTTTTGATTTATGACTTGTATGAGGCGACGGCAATGGTGCTGCTCTTAACTGTGTCGCAACAGCGCATTGTTCATCAGAAGCAGCATCTCGGTTGGCTTGAGCCATCCGTGACGTTTCAATTCTCTTGACCGCTGGACTTATTGAACCAAATAAGTCCGCTTCGGTAAAAGCTGGTCCTGGTTGACCAAAAGCTGGTCCTGGTTGACCAAAAGCTGGTCCTGGTTGACCAAAAGCCGCTTGGGCAAAAGCTTCTTCATCATCCGATTCGTTTGCAAAAACGCCAATTGGTTCTATTGGTTCATCATAAAAAGAATATAAATCTTGTTCAGGATCCATTATTTATTTATTATATATATCTACACAAAAAAATATATTATTAGAAGAAATAAACTAAATAATATAGTTATATAAATATGGTTATATAATTATATATAACTATACAATTTCAAATCATTGCTTACCTTGCTCACCTGAGACATAACTTGGAATCGCATCAATATCTAAAACAGTCATCGATTTTTTCACACTTTTTTGGGGAATCTCATACTGTGTAAAAATGACGTGTTTGAGCAACTGTTGTGACGGTACTTTATTGTGAACCGTTCTTGCAATCATTTTATATAATTTGAAATCTGGATACCGGTCAACTCCGCTTTGTTTATAGAGAATATTGCGCCCGTTATCATCCGTAATCCAGTCAACGATTACCGCAACCAGTCGACTCTTTTTGCACTCGGCATCCACATTGTCAATGTCGTCAATGAAAAAATCAAAAAGAGAACAACCCAATCTACACAAATCGAAACTATAGTTTGGTTCAACGAGTGGTTTTTTATCATTATAATACGGGTCGCAATTATATTGAGTTGCGGCATCTCCGCTTTTATGAAAGCTATCACTGCATACCAGCTTTGAATTAAATCGATAAATAGCGCGGCCAAAATCAATAATTTTAAATATTCTACCAAACGTCGGAACCTTGTAGAATTTCTTATTGAATGAATAATAGATGAATTTTTTATCCGTTTCGTTAAACATGACATTGTTGGTGTGCAAGTCATTATGCGTAAATGCAAACGCTTTCTGATACGTTGCCAGCGTCAACACAATCTGCATGAGCGCGGCCTCCCATTCTTCATCGGAGAGCGCATCTTCTACCATCAAGTCGTCCAGCGTTTTTGTGCAGCGCTCAAGCGCTATTACTTCCACCGGAAAATTATAAATGGTGGCATTCAGAATCTCTTCTTCATCGTCTTCTCCTTCTTCATCTTCTTCTCGGTCGTCTTCGCTATTATAGTCACTGCTATCATCGCCGCCGCCTTGGCCGCCGCCGCCATCTTGACTACCGTCGTCGCTCATATTATAAAGCGATTCATTGGTTGTGTGTGACGAGCGCGAAGAACATGAAGATGACGACGACAATGATGCATCATCATCTGCATCACAACTGGATCCAATCTTTAACTTTTGATTTCCATTTCCATTTCTTTCTTTTTTTCCTCCTTCTTCTTCGCCATCTTCTTGTTCTTCTTTACTTGTTGCTTCATTGTCATCACCAATATCAATATTGAAAATATCAGATTCAGATATGTCAACCAGCACAGATTCTTCTCGCCCATCATTGTTAAAATCTTGCTTTTGCTCTTCTTGCTCTCCTTGCTCTCCTTGCTCTTGCTGCAACTCTTCGGCAACAATCTCAACGCTATTCAGAATCTTTATTTTAGAATTCATACTTTTTGTCTGTTTACTATTTTTCTCTCTTCTCTCTTGATTCCATTCCAAAAACTTTTCGCATTCTGACTCGTCGTAATAGAAGAGTAGTCCGTTTTTATCTTTGAAAAACTCATTCTTCATCAAATACTCTTGGTCGTCGAATATATTCACTATGAAATCTTTTTGAATCGCTAGATACGATCCGTAAAAATCGATTCCGTGTATAAAATCATGCACATGCAGCAGCTGGCTCGATAAATACGAGAAAAATCCGTCCACATACGCGGAATTATTCGGGTCCAAAACCTTTGAATGACAATAATGATTTTCTTTATCTTTATCGTCTTTTTCAGAACTTTTATCGGAAGCGGAATTAGGAATCGGCAAAGAATTCAGTTCAGGAAGATGGAGCAGCGCTTCATTTTTGGTGTCATAACTACCTGCCAAATATTTGATCGGATCTAAAAGCGGAGAGAACTTGAAAAAAACAGGGACGTTTGTAATTCCATCATCATCATCGTTTCGTTTTTTTACACTTGCATTTGCAATATTTTTAAAATGGCGATCATCTTCTTGTTCTTCAGATTCAGAGTAAAGAATCGACTGTAGATTAAACGTCTGATTCAAATTGATAGAATTATAGTTTGTGCCATTCAGAGAAAAAAAAGTGGAATACAATGGAATAAAATTTTGACAATACGAAAGTCCCATGCGCGTTTCTTCTAAATTTTTAAGAAGATTCTCATTCTTTGGTTTTTGATAATATAATTCAAATGCATTTTTTATACAAGACATGTTAGAGAGATTGAGAGAAAATGTTAAATGTTGTTTTGAATAAAATATAAAATAAATTAATATTGTCTATACATAGAAAAATACAAGTATTTAAACTTATTTTTCATAAGAATATTTTTCATATTTATTCTTATCTTATATTACTCTACTCTCATATTATACATTATACTTTAAATGTCGCCTTGTATCGATCTTTATTATCATCCATTTTTGTTCTCTCACTAAGAAAATTAAAATACTTTTTAGCTAAATGATACTCTTTTGGTTTTTTATTTCGCAACACTTCTAATCGGACCTTCATAATCATTCCCACCTGCCATATGCGCTTGTGTGTATACTTTTTATCCTTATAAAGCCGTTCCAATTTGCGAACGGTTGTCTTAACATCGTCCACCGTTTTATACTTTATATGTATCGTATCTCTCGGATTTTTATCAATATACACATCAAACGATTTTTTAGGATCATTCAGATTGTATAAAAACCTCTTCCTTGTTTTACTATTTTTACCATTTTTATACTTTCTACAACTTTTATATATTTTTAATGTTTCTCTCATTATTTTTAATTGTTTAATGTTTGATAAATATTTTGATTATTTTATAAATTAACAATATCAGTTATTTAATATTTAACAGTATTATTTATTTAACATTATTATTTATTCAACAGTATTATTTATTTAACAGTATTATTTATTCAACAGTATTTGTTTTCAAAAATGTTTATTTTAAATTAAAATACGTTTTAGTTAACATCATGTAAACTTTTTTTGTCTTGTCGTCATCATTTAATAATAATAATTTAAGATTTTTTTTCAACTTCATACTAATATTGCGCAAAATATCATTACCACATTTTTTTCTAAGCATTACATCAACACCAAACAGGTTGTTATCATTATTTGATTCATCTTTATTTTTTTGAATAAAGATAGGGTTTTTACAAAAATAAATATTTTCAGAATATAAAATACCTTTTTGAT